AATACCATTTGCATCCACAATTTCTTCAACACCTTGTTGTACGCCACCTGGAAAATGATCGGCATACTTTTGTGCTATACTTGTAATTGTTTCGCCAGGAGATACTTTGTGATATGTATCCTGTTCTGATAAAAAGCTTTCTGGTGTAAGTGTTTCTGCTAATGTTGATTCACTTACTAAATTGTATATGTAAGGAAATATATCTTTTAATTCTTCATTAAATTGCTTTACGGTTAATTGATCAATCCAATTTTCTGCAACATCATTTGGCACTTCTTCCATTACCGGCACTGTATAATTTTTTACTGCTTCGGTGTAATAAGATGGCTTTTGTAAATTTGCAATTTCTTTTTTTATACTAGTCATACGCTCTTTAACATTGCCGGTATATTTAGATAAAGTTTCTGCCATTACACTACTACGATTTAAGTATTGATTAAATTTTCTTAACTTTGATAATTCTTCACTTAGTCCTGTAATATGTTTACCAAAGTCGTCATATGCGTGTCCACCTTCACCAATATGTGTTGCTAATGCTCTAGCGCCACTCAAATGCTTAAATGGATATTTAAATTTTTCACCATCTACTGTTTCAATAAACAAAGAACCAATTTTACTTGTTCTACTTTCACCTTCACCAATTGTACCATTGTGTTTAATAGAAAGTTTGGCACTTCCAAATTTTTGGAAACTTGTTTTATGATTTCCATACATTTTTGATTCTGACATTGTATTATCTCCGGGACGATTTGTTGCTAAAAATTTGTAATCTCTTTTCTGTAGGTTTGAACGTGTGATATCTCTCACTTCAAATTTAAGTAATCTTCTTTTACTAAACATTCGCATATCTTTTAAGAACGTAAACCAATCATTTTTATGTTGACCATAATTTTCGTCAATCATATCTTTGTTGTATATAATAACAATTCCGTTTTCTTCGTCTAAGCTAACACTAACTTTTCCAATGGGTTTAGCCTGTGGACCAAAATCAAAATCAAAAAATCTTGCTTCTTTTGGAACATTAGTCACATCGCCCTGATCATTGCCAATTGTCAAATTGCCAAAGCGACCTTTAACTGAATTAAACAGTTGTTCTGCTATTAAATCTAAATTCATCATACTTGTTATTTATCTAATTGCTACTTATAAAGATCGGCATTGGCATTTCGTAATCCTCTTCGTGATCTACTTGTGTAAACGTATTATAAACAGTTGGATCCCAATCTTTCATAACATTTATAATCCTCAATGTTAAAATTAACGCACTAACCAAATCGTCAGTGTTTCCTGGTTTTGCTTGGAAACTACTTCCTGTAGCAATAAACCCTTTTAATTCTGTAATTAAAGGTTTGCTTCTTATTACAAGTTTATCATTTTCTATCATAGTCTTTAATCTTGCACAAGCTGTAGTTTTACTACCGTGTGTTGTGTTGAACCCTTTGCGGAACTTCCTAATATGCCCTTTCCGTATAGGTTCACTAATAAACAATCCTGGTATATTCTCTTCGCCAAAGTCTTGGATAACAATAAGTGCTGCTTCTCCTATACCGTTATTTTCAACACTCCAGTAAATATTACTACCTTCACTTTTTGTTGTATCAGAAATATATTTACATATATCACGCATTACTCTAATCTGCCCAGGTATTGCTGTTAAATTATGTTTCCATTCTGCTACTTGTTCGTATGTTGGTAGTTCTAAAACTTGTATTGCAGCATTATCCCCACCTGTGCCCATTGCAGGATCTAAAGCAACTGTGTAGTTTTTGTCTAAAGACGGAGTTTTATACCAGCGCACTTGTCCCATATTTAATGTTGGATTATTTCCTTCCATAACTGCAAGTTTAAGACTATTAATTAATGTTTCATCAAATACCAAAAACTCGCAGCCGTATTCACGACGAAACTTTTCTTCGCCGATGCGCCCTATTTCGTCTATTTTCCAATCTTCATCTCTGTCTGGATGTTCGCTCCAATGTGCAATAAATGAATGAAATCCATTAATACCTACCTCACGTTCGTTACCGTGTTCATCAAACTTTTGTTCTGCTTGCTTCCAAATAGTAGCAAATGTGTCTTCATCACTATTAGGTGTACTAGTAATAATAGCACGACCACCTGTTGCTAGTGTAGGTGATATTGATGTCCAAAACTCTTCTGCGATGTTAGGTTGCACAAATGCAAACTCGTCACAGTATAATAAAGAAATAGAAAGACCACGTCCTGTAGTTCCTGTTGTTGTTTGACTGATAATCCGTGAACCATTTTCAAACTCTATACTACCTTTATTATAACTAGTAACACCTGCACGTATATGGTCAGGACAAAGTTCATAAACATATCTTATACGTTGCATAATCTCCTGTGCACCGGTATATTTGTGTGCAGCAATAAGGATGGTTTGATCTGGATTAAACATTGCAAACCAAGCCAAATATATACTTGCACAAGTTGTTTTTCCTGTTTGTCTTGGCATCATATTAATGTTGAAACGATAATTATGGTAACTATGCATAAGTCCTAATTGGTATTCAAAAGGATCGAATATAAGTTTACCTTGAACAGGATGTTGTATATGTGCAAACTTACGTGCGAAATATAGATAGCCTATATCTTTATCCATACAAGACATTAAATCTTGTATTTGCGCTTCTGTATATGTTTCCTGTTTATTTGCTTTTTTGGTAAGGACACCGTCGAGTGATTTAGACATATTGTATTTAATCAAAAAAATAGCGCCCGAAGGCGCTATTGAGTTCTGGGGGTATTTACTTTATTTTTTCTTTTCTTGTAAAGCTGCACTTAATTGCGCACGTAATGTATCTTCTAGTGCCATTGGATTATCGCCGCCAGCAACTTTTGCATATGATTTTTTCTTCTTATGTAAGTCGTCACCGTGTGGTATACTTGCACTTACATCGTTGCTGTAAACTTCGTCTGGAGCACTTGGTTCGTCGTCATATTCGTCTCCCATTACTCCATCATCTTCTTCTGTAGCAGAAATCATTCTTACCATATCGCCCATATCTGGTTCTGAATCGCAACCGCAAGAAGAATCTTGATTTATATCATTTGCATCAACTGCTTTTGCATCTGCTGCTCCAGCTAGTTGCATCATACGAATTAAATCCTCTGCACTACCCGAAATAGTTATATCTTCATTTATAGGTGTATTTGTGTTGTTTGTACTTGCCATCTGGTTACTCCTTGGTACATTTGGATTACCGCTTTGTGTATTTCTAGATGGAGGTGCAAAACTTTTGCTTTGAATTTTTTGATTTTTATTATTATCAGGTGCAGCTAGTTTTTCTAATCTTTTCATAGTATTAGGACCTACAATACCATCAACTTTGAGTCCTTGATTTTTTTGGAAAGTCATTACAGCTTTTGAAGTTTGTGGTCCCCATTTGCCGTCTACTTTTTTAGAGTTTTGCCCATATAATAATTTTTGTAATTCTTTTACCATAGGGCCTGTTCTAATCATTTTTTTGTTATAGTATACACCGCCTGGAGCTTTAGGTGCTGCTTGTGCTGCTTTGTTTTTGTCATAAACTGCTTGAGCAGCTCTTGCTCCTGCTTGCTCGGCATCATCGCGTCCTTGTGGAACTCTAGGTGCTTTGTCAGGATCATTCCAAGTACTACCACCTTGTGATCCACCTTGTGTTTTATTCACTGCTTGCTGTGCTGCTTTTTTTGCTTTATTTTTTTCTAGCCCCATACCGACTAGAGCGCCCATTAACGCTGCCACTAATGGTGCTACTTCATTTATTTGTTCTTTTTTACTCACGATAATACCGCCTTACTATTTTCAACATCGCCAATGTCTTTGCTTTCACCTGTTGGCACTTCTGCCATTGGATCAACTTCGCGATCTTTGCGAGATGCTTCTAATTCTTTTAATAAATCCATTACTCTATTTGCTCCAGCATTTTCCTGTGCTGATTCACCACCTAATTCTTCTTGTGTAAGTTTTGCTATATATTCTTCGTCGTCTTTTTCTTGCTGATAAAGTTCTTGTGGTTCGTTAGGGTTACGTACAATTATATGGCTTTGTGGAACTTTGCAAACACTTCCTAAGTATTCTTGTAATACTCTACTAGTTGTTGGATACATTAAATCCACTTCATAGTAGTGTACTTCTGTATTCTCCAACTGTGGAAAATCTAGTGGGCGTTCTTGAATTGGTGTTTTTTTGCCTGTTGACATTTTGCCAACGCCAAATTTTTGCAATCCTCTTTCCATATGATCTTCAAAATGTTCAGGTAGTTCACCTGCCACGCCTACTTTAAAAGAATATACTTTTTTGGATTCGGCTAAGTACTCTGTAAAACTTTTCATAATTGTATTCCTATTATAAACTATTTATCTTTATCTAGACCTTTTAAGCGTTCAAGTAGACTATTTCTGTCAGTGACAACATATCCTTCACCATTGACTATACCATCAGGAGCTACGCCGCCGTCTTTGTCCATTTTTTCTTTTTTAAGTTGCAAGTCTACCATCTTTAATTTTTTATCTAGTTTTGCAATTTTAGCATCTAATGATGTTTTAAGCATTGTTCCTGCTACTTCAAACACTCTGCCGGAATATCTTGACTCTACGTTCATACCTAAATCCATTAAATCATCGTATGCAGTCATAGCTTTGTTTGCAACTTCATTAAGTTCTTTGTCTGCCATATCTCCTAAGCCTTTAACAGCAGGCAGAGCACTTGCAATTTTATCAAAGTCGGCAATATCTCTAAATGTATCTTCTTGTTCTACAATAGCATTTTGTGCTTTTTCTTTATTTTCTTCTTTGATATCATCAGGTGCAATATTTAATAAATCTTCTAGTTTTTTGGTCATAATATTATTCCATTATATGCTACTATTATTTAGTCAATATTATTGGTTAGTGCATTTATTTTTTGTTGTGCTGTCCATACTATACTTGTCCTAGCAGTTATCCAATGTGTGTAATCTTGTAATTCTTGTTTGTTTTCTGTCTTAAGTTGTTGTTCGCTTTTATGTTGATACTGTACTAAATTTTCTATTTGCCAAATATTCATAGGATGATCTGTTGTAGGTGGATTATTTAACATTGTTTTTGCTTGTTCTACAACTTTTTGTGCTGCACTAGGTGTGAATACACTTGCTGACACTCCTCCTAAGTACCCTCTTTTTTGTCTTTGTATACGCCATTGTTCTACATCAATTTTAGGAAAGTTTTGTTTTTTGACTGCTAAACAATTTATCTGTGTACATAATATATTTTCTTTTTTGTAATAAGGTAAACAAAGCCAACGTAGTAGATAAAAGTGTTCTCTTGTAGGATTAGTAGGAAATAAATTTGTAACATCTACACTTTCTACTTTGTATTTCTTACATTTTTGTATAATACTGTTGCTTGGTTTATACAAAGCAATTATTTTTTTATTGTTATAAAATTTATTTAATTGTTTAATCCATAAATCAAAGTAAAGATTAAAGTATACAGGATCAGCTGCACAATATATTATCATCTACGTTTGCCTTGATGAAATATATCTCCTTCATTTACAACTCGAAACAGCATACCCTTTTGTTTACAATAGGCTCTAGCTGCTGACCATTTTGCTTGATTCACTGCGTAGTGCAATTGATTAGTTCTACTACGGCCTGCTTTCTCTAATGTAGTTTGATTTGATGGTTTTACTTCAACCAGTTCAACTTTTTGTTTACCTGTACGATCAACATAAACCATAAAAAAGTCAGGAACATAAATTGTGTACTTTCCACTTAGTGGGTTTCTGTAGGGTATTTTTACTGCTTCACTTGCCCATTTTGTTATATTTTCATTTGTATCACACATACGCATAAAAGCGTATTCCCAACTACTTCTATATGTTGGCGTTCTGCCTCCTATATATTTGCTAGGATTTTTAAGCGCATACTTTCCTTGAGCAAAACGAGCCATTACAACACAATATTTCTAGCTTCTCTACTTTGTACCAATGGTAACACTTGATAACCTAATGCACTTGATTTACTTCTGTTTACATTAATAATTGTGGTAACTAATTTACTAATTTGTACTTCGGTTAATCCTTTTAAAGTATCTAAAATACTATACACAGGTGTCTTTTCTAATTCAGCTTGCTGTAATATTACAGTAGATACAGCAATAGCACTTTGTTTTTCAAAACCTCTTTTTTCAAAAAAACCAACAACACTATCTACTTGATTAGATGTAAAATTAATTTGTTTGGTAAAATATTTGTTAAAGAATTCTTTTACTTCTCCTGCACTATCTTGATTTTTTGATATACCTGCTATATCTGTGTAATTATTACTCATTGCGCATTCCTTATATTATCAAAATTATCTATTGCAACTTGTCCAAACGCATCTTTTTGTGATCTACTTAAACTATTCCAACTTTCTTTTCTATCGTTTAAATTTCCCGATTGTTGTGAATTAAAGTAAAGATTTCTAAATGCAAAGTCGTCTTTGGCTTGTTGATTATTATTTAAAACATTCAAAGCATCATTACGTGGTAAGCTGAAGATACTATTATTATTATCTGCAAGTTGTAATGATTGTGTTTGTGCAGCAGTATTTCCAGAAGGAAATACTGCGTTGTTCAATCCGTTTATAGCAGAAGTTGCAAATATAGCTAATGCACCATTTAAAATAGAATCTTTTTCTGCATTTAGATCAGCATTTGATAAATTATTAATATTCCTAATCGTGTTTATACCAGTTAATACAGTGCCTATATTACTATTACCATTTTCTATATCTTTAAACACAGATGTAATACCACTTAAAATACCACCGTCTCCGAATAAATTAGTTGAGCCTCCACCTTCTATAGATAATGGACTAGGTGTAACATCGTAATGTGATGGATCAGCAAAGCCTGCTGGATTGTCTTGTGTAGTCAACCCTCTGCCATACATAACAGATTCATACTCAACTTGCATTTCGTTTTTTGTAAAACTATTTGACCCTTGTTCGAGATTATCGTGTCTTAAACTAGTTATCAAAGGATTTACCATTGTATAACTAGTAAATGTACTTTGTCCACTATTACCGTGCAATTGATTTATTGTAATACTATTAAAGAAAGGTGCTGATGGTCTAGTTTTGTCCAAGCCATATCTGTAACTGTTCCTAATGTCACTTCCGTATATATTATCAGGATTGTTAATATAAGGTAACGGTACCGTTGTATCAGGTTGTCCTGCAGCATTTTTTCTTGCATAATTTGGATCTTGGTAGTAATATCTAAAATATGTTTCCCATAGTAATGTTGTTAAACCTGCATTATCATCGTGGAATGTAAGACTTACAGGATCATATCTCAATCCTGTTTGTATAAGTTTTTTCCTATTGTATTGATTCTTTGTATCAGTTTGTAAAGTGTAACTAGGCAAATCTGCTGATGATACTAATAGATTAAATTCTTTTTTGTTTAGTAATTGTCCTACTGAGTTTCCCAATGATGCTAGGGCAACTTGATTTATATCAAATACAACGTGATATAAAAATTTGAAGTTAGGTGCAAGGCGTAAATTATTGCGCACATACAATGCACTAGCGTGAGCATAGTCGCCCATATTGCCTTTAGGATTTCCTAAAGAACTAGTAAAATTATCAAAGAATCCATTAAACTTACTCATAACGTATTTATCATTTTACAAAAACACGTACATAATAAAAAAAGGAGCCATAAAGACTCCTTTTTGTGCAATCTCTATGTTATGTGTTAGCTGCCGCCACCTGTTGAAAGGCTGCTTACATTTCTTGCTACTGTACTACCTACGCCTGTTCCGACTGGTGTTTGGATTGCGTTATCGTACATAATTGTAAGTGCAACTGTTACTGGATCACTACTTGCATAAGCAACTGACCCATAATCGACTGATGTTAGGTATGCACCGTAAATTTCCCAAGTTTCTAAAACATTTGGAGCATTTACACCGTTACCACCATCTAGTATTTCTAAACGCTGTGTGAACTTGTAATCAATACCTGATGCAGCACTTGCTTGTTCGAAGAAATCAAATTGCTTCTGTAGTTGCTCGCCGACTAGCTTAGTAACATTTCCGTTTACATCATCTCGCAAGTTGACAGTAATTTCATTCCAGCTGTGCTTACCAGCAATGTTTACTTTACTGTTGTAAACGTGTAGTTCTTGATTTTCAAAACTAATTGTTGGACGACTTGCATCTATAACTTGTTTTGTAAGTTCCTGTGTTTCATTTGATACACCAAAATTTTCTAGTGTAACACGGAAACGATATTGTAACTTTGGCATAAGCAAACCTTGGTTGGTTGCGCTTGTATCATTTGCCAAAGGCACTGTAATATTTGTGAGTGTTGAGATTGCCATATATAACTCCTATCTACAAGTATTTATCATTGTAGGATGTTAAATTAATAACACCCTACTTAATGATTATAATCCTGCTATTTCTCCTGTGTTTTTCAAACGTAGCGGAATGTAAATAAATTCTACTGCTTTTACTGGTTCTACAGCAATATCTACATACAATTCGTTTCTATCAATTCTTGCTGGTGTGTTGTTTGTTTCATCACAAACTACTAAGAAGTCATAAAGAGCTCTAAGTCCTACTAGTTCGATCATTAAACTTTCAACTTGTTGCTTGATTTCGTCACGTGTGATTTTATCGTTTGGTTCAAACAAGTATGGTTTAGCAAGCTGATTTAGCTGACTACGTAAGTAAACAGTAAGTCTCGCTACATTTACTCTATCTAAGGCACTTGCAGCTCTAGCACGAGTTTTTTGTCCAAATACAACTAGTCCTGCACCTGTTAAGAATGTAATTGGGTTAACATTGTTTTGATACAATGTATCTCTTTGACCTTCATTAAGTGCAATACTTACAAATTCGCCTTCAGCATTGATATATCCTGTTGCTGTTGCATTGTTTACACCGCCACGTCTTGTGCCTGCTGGTGCAAACCAAGGATAAGCAACTTGATCATTTAGTGCCATTGTACGTAGCACCATATGACTTGGAGGAACAACTACATTATTACCTGCATTGTCACTTGTAAACCCACTTGGATAGTAAACACCTAAGTATTCATCACGTGTTACTAAGCCGTCATCGTTATCTTCTGGTGCCAATGCTTGATTAGTTGCCCAGTTATTCAATGAAGTTGCATCTGGTGTTAAACGCATTGGTGAATCACCTATAACAAATCCTGTCAATCCTCTGTCTGCATTTAAGCTTATCATTTCTCCGATTAATTCAGGATATCCTGGTGTTGCAATTAAGTTAAAGATACGTGATTCGTCATCTCTAATATCATCGTTACTGTTAATCATTGCTTGCAATGCTTGTACAACAACTTTTCGCTGTGCAATTCTACCAAATGCACCCGAACCATCTGCATTGTTTGCTGACTCGGTTACCCATCTATGTGGATAATAAGTTGCTTGGCTTGCTTCTCCCATACGCACATTTACACCTGATACGTCTACATAATTACGTACAAAACGCTTAACGTTAAATCCGCTCTTACGTGTGTTCCATAATAACATACCTTTTGGATATAGTGCTGGATCTGGACAATCTGTGTCTACAAAGTTGCTTACAATCAGATCAGCAATTTCACCTTCGGTATGCGTTGTTGCTGTACCACCATTTGTACTCCAACGTGCATCTGCAAATAGTACACCATTTTCGGTAGTTTGATCAGTATTGTCTAACAATACCCATTTATTACCTGTTAACGCACTATTGTACACGTATATTTTTGGAAAGTTTTCTAAATCTGATGTGCTAATCCAAACATCGCCAGTTACTAAGTTATTACCATCTGGACGACTTGAGTTATCTGGTTCTGCTGCACTTACAATTGGTCCTGCTGCACTAGGTGCATTTGCAGGAGTTGCGTTATACACTGGAGAATCAGCATTTAGATATCCTGCCCATTTTGTACCATCGTGAATCATAATATCAATTTCATCAATTACACTACTGTACCATAGTGCTCCATCTGCTGCTAGTGCAGTTGGTGCAGTGCTACTTGCTGTATATGATAGGCCTTTCCATAACGATGCAGTAAGTTTTTCTGGATTACTACCATCTTCGCCCGGTTGCCAGTATAAGTTAGCAGTGGTTCCTGCTACAAATCCTGCATCAGAAAGCGCATTATCTGTATCTACTAAGTTTACTTCTCCACCTAGTCTATGTGTAATAGTAACTCTATTTTGACTATCTACAGTTGCTGAAACATTAACTAAACCTAAGTTGTTTACTGCTTCTGCCATTAAATCTGCATCTCCAATTGCACCTGTTGCTGTAAACGTTGCTGTTACAGGCGCAGTCATTGTAGCATTGCCTTTTAATGATTCACTTACAGTAAATGTTTTTGCACCTGAGCCAAATGTAGTTCCGATAATTTTTTCTGATGTAACATTTGTTGCACCAGATGAGGCTCTATAATATACATAATATGATGCTAATTCTGGAGTATCATTAGCAGCATTATATTTTACATACAATGAATTAGATGCTAAATTTGCACCACCACCTGAATTATCTAGCTTTTGTATAGCTGTTGCATTATCAGTATAAATTGGTGAAGATGTTAAATCCCAAGTTTCTGTAGAACCATTCCATCTACGTACTTTCCAATTTGCTCCTAAATTTGGTTCTGTAGTTTTAACCCACAAGCTTCCTGTTGGTCTAGGATTTGTATCTCCTGACTTGTATTCTGGAACACTTGTATGCGGTGCAATAGTTAATGCAGTGGTATAATATGTAGCTGCTGTTACGCCTACATCTGCTAATGGAGTACCTGTACCGTCTGCAATTACTATATAGTCTCTTCCACTACCGTCGTTGTAAATTTCTAGTTTGTTATCAACAACTGCTGCTGTAATGCCTGTAATACCTGCACCGGTAATATCAGATGCCAAAGATGTAAGTGTTGTACCTGAGGTTGTAATAGTAACAGGTACTCCACTTATATCAATAGTAAGTGTTTCACCTGTGCCAGTTGTGCCCCCGGCTGTACTTGTAACTGATGGCCAACTTTTCTTCCAAGCTGCACTACCTACTTCTACCCACGCTCCGCTTTTATTTTTGTAATATGTTTTTAATGTTGTGCTTGTAGCTCTAACCGCATAATCACCAACTACACCAACTGACCCTTTTGGTGCGCCTGTTGCGCTTCCGCCTACTAGCTGCGTAACATCTGTAATTACAATAGGTGTTTTATTTCCAAACGTTTGTCCACCTGTAGTTGTAATTGCTGATGAATTCCATTCTTGAATACCAAACAACGATGTTTGTGTATCCAACCACCAAGTTCCATCTGCTGGATTTGCAGTAGTTGGAGTTGCACTTGCTGATATATTTGATAAGTCAACATCACCTCTTACGATATATGCTCTGTTACTTACACCTAAATACGAGTAAGCAGCTTGTAAACCGTATTCGTTTTGTTCGCCACCGTGTATTGGATTATTATTTGAATCAGTGTAAAACGATGGATCCCCAAACGTTTCTACCAAATCTCTTTGAGATGTCATCAAATACACTTTACCAGCATTTGCTTTTGTTGTACCTGGGGCAATACCGGTTCCTGCTCCATTTAATTTGTCTTGAGCAGTTGCTACAAAGATAATAGGTGTTGTGCCTGGTTCAGCTGGAGTATAGAAACTCTCGTCAATTACGCTAACCTGTACACCTGGTGATGTTAAAGCCATTTTAATTCTCCTATGGGTCAATTTCTTTATTACTATTATTTAGCTGATTTGGTGAAATTCTAAGGTTTATAACAAGTAATACACGCATTTTTCTGTTGACTTTTTTTAAAAAATACACTATTATAAAAAGAAAAGGATTGCTTATGGATATAAACTACAAATTTGACGAAAACAAATATATTGAAGAATTCTCGAAGTACATTGATAAAACGTATAACGGACATTATAGTACAAATAAGTTTCAGTCAACTGAGGTTATAATTGATAGAGGACACGGCACAGGATTTTGTATGGGCAATGTTGACAAGTATGCAAATAGATATGGTAAAAAAGGCACAAAAGACGATGCCAGAAAAGACTTAATGAAAATTTTACATTATGCTTTAATTCAATTATACGTTCACGACAACGACCTTTGATTCTCAATAAACGTACAAAATCTATCTGCCCAATGTTTATGTGCTGCCTCTAGTGGATGAGATCGCGGACCACATTTATATCCCCTTTTTACTGACCAATCATTAAAGCCTAAATTGTCCTCTGTGTGTATTATGTTATCTAGATTCAAACGTTTTACCATACTATCTATAAAAATATTAGATTCTCTTTCGTAATTTACATACCTGTTGAAATCGTCAAAAGCACTTGTAAAGTAAAATTTTACACCTTGTAAATTTAAATAACTCATCAAGTATTCTATTTGTTGTAAAGGATAATATATTATGTTTGTATTATCAGCACGTTTCCTATAAAAATCTAGCACTGTTCTTTTGAGATGTTCGTCATTTATTAAATCTTTACGTTGTTTTACTGTTTCAGATTTCCAGTTAAGATAACCTTCTGCATCCGAGGGTAAAGAACACCAAAATTTATCTTCGTCATCTTCAAAAAATGGAATTTTATCTTTTGGTAAAATACGAAGATATTCTCTACGCAAAAAACTAGTCCACATTACTACAACAACAATTTCTTGTGGTTGGTATGATTTTAATAAATTGTCTATGTGGAATACTACTCTTCTAACACAACTACCAAAATCACTTCCTGGCATAGCTACATTATCAACTACTGCATTTGTATATAATTTTCTTTGCACCCAATGTGCCCAAGTAGATTCACCTTTAAATCTTATACATCCTGAAAAAGGCCAAATAGGACTATGATCAGCTAATTCTGCTCCAGCTGTAAAACTACATCCACCTGCAACAACTTTTTTTATGTCATCCAATTAGAAAGCCATAACCTGTGCCACCAGCAACAGCCATTGAAAGATCCATTTCAAGTTTTTCCATTTCGGCCTGCGCTTCTGCTTTTAGACTATCTCCATTAAGAGTGGTGCCCCCGCCTGGACCGGCAATAGTTGAAAATTTACTTCTTGCTTCACCAAGCATATGTTTACAACTTGCTAATGTATAATCTTTCAACCATTGTATTGCTTTGTAATCTTTCAATAGTTGCATATCAGGACGATAATTGTATGCAAAAAGTAAAACTTCTTCGTCAGCTCTTGGTCTTTGTAAAATAGTTAGCACAGAGGTAGCAGGATTCCATTTAAACTCCATAAAGCTACCAAACATTCTTCCTACTAGTTCTTGTTGTTGAGCAAACAAATCATATGTAGCAAGGCCTCCAATTCCGGAACCTGCTAACAAATATGTATTTGTATAGGCTAAGTTAAATGGTTCAAATAAACTTCCGCCGTCAGCACTTCCGCCTAATCTGCTGCCAACACTACGCCTATATATTTTTCTTACTTCTATAACTTCTTGAGGAAGGGTATAAGTATTTTGATCTTGTGCTAGTTTTACAGTGATATAACTTTCTTCTACAGCATTTTCACTACGTTGCCTATACTTTGTTAATGATTTTAACAATGCAGCTTCATAATGCATCGGATCAAGTTCAACATCGACCATACCTCCGCCTAAAAATGCGTTTACATAATCAAATACTTGTTGTTTTTGTGTTACTAAATTGCTATCTGCCATTGAAGTTCTCCATATATATTTATCGCATAAATATAACTATGCCACGTTTAAGTTTATACAGACCAGAAAAAAGTCACGATTACGATTTCCTAGATAAAATTATCTATGAACAATTTACTGTAGGCGGTACAGATCTTTTTATTCACAAATACATTGGAACAAAAAATCCTACAGGTGACAATATTACAAAAGAACAGCCGCAATACGCTGAACAAGATGTAACAAACATACAAGATTTACTTTTCTTAGAAAATAGAGATAGAAAATACGACGAAGATATTTACACACTGCGTGGACATTACAATGTACAAGATCAAGATTTTGATTTAAGTCAATTTGGTTTGTTTTTACAAAACGATACATTGTTCTTAACAATACATTTAAATAGTAGTGTTAAAACTTTAGGCAGAAAAATTATAAGCGGAGATGTTATTGAATTACCGCATTTAAATGATGAATATGCGTTAAATGATTTAAGTGTATCGTTAAAAAGATTCTATGTTGTAGAAGATGTAAATCGTGCAGCTGAAGGATTCAGTCAAACTTGGTATCCTCACCTGTATAGATTAAAGTTAAAACAAATTTATGATAGTCAAGAATACAAAGATATACTTGATTTACCAGCAGGCGATGAAGAGAATCCTAATACAACGCTACGTGAGTTGATGTCAACATATGAAAAAGAAATGCAAATCAATAATGCTGTAATTGCTCAAGCAGAAGAGAATACTCCAGCATCAGGATATGATACCAGCCATTTTTATACTATTAGCGTATTAGCAAATGGCGAAGTTAATTTGGTTACAGCAGATGAGGAGTTCCTAGTAGATCAAGAAGTTGATGTTAGTCAACTTGTAGAAAATCCTCCAAGATCGGGATATCCTGGTTACTTAGTAGGCGACGGGCTACCGCCAAATGGTGCTCCACTAGGAAGTGGTGTAGGATTTCCTAGTAATTCAGCATTAGGTGATTATTTTTTAAGAACGGATTTTATTCCTAATCGTTTGTTTCGATATGATGGAAATAGCTGGCGCAAGGTAGAAGACAAAGTACGCACTACACTTACACCTAATATAGAACGTAATACTCTAAAAGGAACATTTATTAACAACACTGCTGTAAATAACATTGCTGGAGAAGAAGTTATCGAAAGACAAAGTTTAAGTAAGGCACTAAAACCTAAGGCGGACAATTAATGCAATATTTTTATGACGGACAGATACGTAGATATCTTACACAAATTATTAGAGCTTTTAGTAATTTTAGTTATAAAGACGGCGACGGAGATTTGCGTGTAGTACCTGTAACATATGGAGATTTGACACGTCAAGTTTCAAATATAATTAGAGAAAACAGCGAAAATAAATTACCAAGTGCTCCTAGAATGAGTGTATACATTACTAGTATGCAAATGGATAGAGCTAGATTAAGTGATAGTAGTTTTGTTAGTAAAATAAATGTAAAAGAAAGAGATTTTGATACTTCTGCGCAAGAATACAAAAATCAACAAGGAAAAGGTTATACTGTTGAAAGATTACATCCTACTCCATATACATTAAGTGTAAATGTTGATATTTGGAGTACGAATACTGAACAAAAATTACAAATACTAGAACAAATTTTTATGTTATTTAATCCTGACTTAGAATTCCAAACTAATGATAATTATGTTGACTGGACAAGTTTAAGTGTTTTGCAATTAGAAAATATTAACTTTAGTAGTAGAAGTATTCCTACTGGAACAGAATCTGAAATAGATATCGCAACATTAAGCTTTATAGCTCCTGTGTATATTTCACCACCAACAAAAGTTAAGAAACTTGGTGTAATTACAGAAATAATCAACAGCGTTCTAAACTTTGATGCTGGTACTATAGAATTAGAAGGATTTAATCCTGACACAGGAGATACAACAAAAGCAGCAACAGGAACAGTTGTAATGCCAGATGGTACTGTAATAACACAACAACCTTCTACTCCTCCAGGTGCAGTAGTCGACGACAACGGACAAATTAATTATAAAAAACTTACCCCTGATGACACTCGTGCAACCATAATTAAAACTTCTCCAGATGGTAACTTAAATGTTGCAAATGTAAACACTGCAAGTTATAGGAATTTTGATATTATTGTTGAAGGTGATATTGTTAAACTAGGAAAAAATGCTGCACGTATTGGAGAAATAAATTGGTACAATGTAATAGAAGCAGAAGCCCCTGCTAAGTATCAACCAGGTATAAGTCAGATAAGATTAAAAAGAGGCGAACTGCTTACACCTATTGTAGCAACATTTCAAATAAATGGAAATAACTCACAGGAATTAGTTTTAAATTATGACATTGACACAAAACCAAGTGATACTGTAATAACTGGTGTAACAAGTAGAGGTACAATTGATTATATTATAAATCCACGTGATTTTAATCCAAATGTTGTAAAAGCAGACGGTATAAGGCTTTTATTATTACAACCCATTGGTGGTGCAATTGAAAGAATTTATACAGTTACAGGTAGCACAACAAGAATAGAAACCGAAGTAGATGCAGATGTAGTTTATGATTTTGATGTATTTGTAGAAAATACTAGAGTTACAGATGCTGCTACACAAGAAACAATTGACGGATCGTTGGTAATTAGATTATCAGACGCTCCTAGACCCGGTGATGAAGTAAGATATGTTTTATATATAAATGAAGACGGTGCCGATGCTTGGAAGAGCACAAGTAGCAGAGACTTTATTGCTGATACACACGACATAGTGGAATGGGACGGATCTCAGTGGAATATAATATTTGATGCTAGTGAATCTACTAATCCAGTTTATATTACAAACTTAAATACAGATCAACAATTTTACTACAATCAATATTATTGGCAATATGCAATTGACGGATTATATCCAAGAGGCGCTTGGGATTTAATTATATAAAATAATTACTATATGAACCAGATAATTTGTAGTGGTGCTTTATTTTATTCTTTAAGTACCAAACGTTTTTTGCTATTACATCGTACACAAAGTAAAACAAAAAATCAGTGGGGACTTGTAGGCGGTACTAACGAAAGTTCAGAATCTCCTTGGGAAGCATTACAACGAGAAATAAAAGAAGAAATTGGTACAATAACAGATATAAAAAAAGTTGTTCCTTTGGAAAGTTTTATATCTAATGACCAACATTTTTATTTTCATACATATCTTTGTGTAGTTGACAAAGAATTTTTGCCTTTATTGAATAACGAACACGATGGCTATGCGTGGGTAAGTTTTGGTAAATGGCCTAAGCCGCTGCACAACGGACTTGCTAATACACTGCGTAAAAAAATAAACGCCACAAAGCTGGAAACTACAATTAAACTAATTGATGTTTTTTTCGATAATGAAATAGTTGATTAAGTTCTATAATTTGAAGTATATCGCCAGTAAAAATTGCCATCTTTTCTTGAATAAGATCTACTATTGTTAATTCGCCATCTAGCAATTTTTTCCAATTATCTTCTACTAACTTAACATTAGTTTCTAATGTTTCCGCAGATTCTTTTATACCAGTTCCGTTTATAGATATATTGCCAACATCTTCAATTTCAAATGATATATTTAAATGTGCTGTTTCAATTAAAAAATTGTTGAGTTCGATAATATATAAGGAAATATCTGTTTGGATACCAGCTTCAATATTTTTACGTAAGTCTGCAAAAAAATGCTGAGCAAGATCAGCATCGCCTTCGATTACTATAGTGCCTGCTTTATACAAAGCCAATGTATCGGCTTCTCCAGCAAGAGCTTTTAGTGCAGTTTTTAAATCAACAATTATTTCAGCATCAGCATAGGCTTTACTTATTCTTACACCTTTACTATCAAAATAAATATCTCCTACATTTTCAATCACAAACTTGACCGTACCTGATTTATATCTATAATTTTTTCCTAATTTTTTTTCTATTTGTTGAAAAATTGATTTTGTAATAGGATTAAATCTAAGCATTGCTTGTTCTTCTGATTCGTCTAAAAAATTTAAATCATACTCTTTTACATTGGGATCAAATGTATTTTTAAATTTATCGTTTAGCCACTTAAAATCATTAATTTTTCTTAGTGCATCCTTGTTGTTTTTAAATGCTAAACCGTACTTTGCTCCTTCATACGCTCCAGCAATAGTTTCTAGCCCAAAAGGGTTGTCTGCTCCTCTTGAACACCAGGCTTTTAATCTAAAGGTAGTTTCATCTTCGACTTGTCTATCTATAGCTTTACTTGCAAGTTTTACACACTCTCTAAATCCACTTCGCCACGCACTAAAGGCATCAGTGTTAAATGCAGTAACATTGCTCATTCTGTTTACACCTTTGAAGTTTTTACTAATACTTGTAGTCATATCAGCAGTTTCTACATCCATATTCAAAGTAAGTTCAGTTGGTAAAAGTTTTACACCTCCATATCCGTAAATTAAATTATTTACAGGATTTAAGCTTCGCCATACAAAAACTGTTTTATAACCATCTATATCGTAGTGTGCAATTTGATGATCAAACTCAAAATCTTCTAGTACTTCTGCATCTCCGTCAACAACCCAAAACATTTTTGTGTCAACTAATTTTGCAGCAGCAATATGAGCTTGGTGAATACCTTTAACCTTATCTACACGCTTTGCATTAGGATATTCTAGTAATAATTTATTGTAATTTTTATCAGCATTTATTTCGCCATTACTAATAAACACTACTTCAAATGAATCTGGAATACTAGCAACTTCTTTATATTCTTTCTTTACTGCAAAAAATCTATAATCAATTTCGTGCTTTGTGAGCATAATAGATTTTGTAGTCAATGCTACTCCGTCGTAAAAATTTCCATTTTTCCATACGTGATTAATTTTTCTTTCGTATTGATTATGATGTGAAATATAAACATCAAAGTCAAAAGTATCCAAAATTTCTATGTCGTTATAAACAATATAAAATAAATCTGTTTTTGATTGATCTCTTGCTCGTAAATAATCATCATAACTTGAAATAATAAACTTTTCGTATTTTTTTGGATTACTTGCTACTATTTTATGTTCTTTTTTATTGACATAAAAACGTGCTTCAACTTCTTTTTCTGTACAAATAGATTTTTTACTAAAAAGAACAATACCGTCATAAAATTCTTTATTTAAAAAAACGTGATTTATTTCTCTATCAAATTTATTATGATGACTAAAATATAAATCAAAATCAAAATCTTCACACACATCTACATCAGAAGGTACTCCCCAAAACATATCTGATTTTGTTTCTTTTAGTGCATTTAGATAATCGTTATAATTATTAATAACAAATTTTTCATATGCACGTGGATTACTTACAACGATATTGTGTTCTTTTTTATTTGTATAAAATCTGTGCTCAACTTCTTTTTCAGTTACAGAATTACTTTTGCTGTACAAAGCAACTCCGTCAAAGTTTTCTCCATTTAAAAATAAATGTGTAGTTCCAGTATCAAGTTCATCTAAATCATAAAAATATTCATTTATATCAAAATCATTTAATATCACATCGCTTGGCACACCTAAAAACATCTGTGTTTCGGTTTTATCTAATGCATTTAAATAATCTTTATAATTGTTGATAACAAAAACATTAAAAGGTTTTGATTTACTAACAATCGTATCGTGTTCTATTCTATCAGCAATAAATCTATATTCGATTTCTTTATTTGTAACAATACTATTCTTACTAAACAAAACCAATCCGTTGTATTTGTTATTGTTAAGCCAGACGTGATTTTTGTTTTTTAAAGATTGATTATGATGATCAATATAAAAATTAAAAATATTATTATCAGTAATTTCTATATCGTCTGGAACACCCCAAAATAAATCTGTTTCAGAATTTTGCAGTGCATATTCATATTCTTTGTAGCTGTTTATAGAAAACTTATTGTAAGGCTTAGGCGTACTTGCCATTATCCTTACTTCTTTTTTGTTAACATAAAATCTGTGTTCAAGTTCTTTGTCTGTGATTTTATAGTTTTTAGGAAACAAAGCAACGCCATCTAATGTATCTATATCTCCGTTACCAAAAACGTGTACATTATCGTGACTCCACTCATCTGGTTTATAACTAAATTTAAATGTATCTCTAACATCAATATCTTCCCACACTACCCAAAACATACCTGTGTATGATTTAGCCTGTGCTTCATACCAGTTCTCAACAGTTTGTAAATGTGGAACTTTTTGTGTAAGTTTATCAATATCTTCTTGATTGCTTCCTATGTAAAATGCATCAAATTTGTCGTTTCCTTTATATACATCGTATTCACCGCATATGTGTATATGTTGTCTTGGCTCAGTATCTACTTTTTTTGTTGGTACTAATCTAACTTTATCCCAAGATTTTACTTTTCTACTTTCTTTATATACATAAGGAAATTCGTGTATTTGTACTTCGTCAATTGCTCGTGGTTTGAACCACCAAGGAAAGCTATCATATACTCTTATATTTGTGTCTACAATCCAAACATAATCGCTATCAAAATTTGAAGCGGCTGCCAAAGCTTTATCTAAGTTGCAATAATCGTCCATTTTCAAAACTGGATATCTATCAAATATTAAATTTTTTAATTGATCTTGACCGTTGTGTAACGGCTTAGAAAATTTTTCAAATCTATCTATTGCTCTCATAGTGTGTAAGCCTTTGTTCCTATATGCCCTAATTTTATATCAGAGTCTACCCAAACATCAATGCCGTGATGCATTGCTTGATTGCAAAAGTATATATCTTCGCCGCTGAACGTATCGTCTATTTTATTATATTCGTGTACAAACCAAGGCTTAGGCAATGTATGAAAAACATCTATATCAATAAGCATACATCCCATTCCGACTGCCCAGATCTTATGCAGACCTTGTGTTGCGTCTAATCTTGCTGTAATATTTTCTGGATCGGTAAATGCAACACTTTGATAAATTGGGTACCTTGTGCTGTAGTTAGCCGCCACAATATCTTTGTTATGAGAATACAATTTATCTATCATATTTGATGGAAATTGTATATCACTGTCTAAGAATAATATTTTATCACTGTTTACAGATAGTGCTTCTTCAACAAGACGTGTACGTGATTCACAGATTACACTACCAGCAAATAGATGTAGTTCAAACTCTATTTGTTTGCGTGTAAGCCTATTAGTTAAATTAACTAAACTTTGAGTAAACAGTGTATGCACTTGATCTCTACAAGGCACACAGATACTTAATTTCATAATGTGTTAGTCGGTATCAATTCTTCGTTCAAGTCTTTTTCAGCATCGATTGTTTTTTGATTTAATTTCCTTGCTGTGCTTGTTGCAACTTTTACTGCTTCTTGGAAATCATCACCTAATCCTGCCATTGCTAACATATTTTCAGGTTGTACTTTACCTAATGTAAGTAAGTCTACACCAGCTGCTTTACCAAGCTTTTGGATCCAATGATGACGTTCGTCGTCTTGTGGAATATCAAGTTCGTCGATAGCAGCCGAAACCTTATCAGCTAATTTTTCATCTAACCCTAGTGTTGCACCTTTAGCAACTTTTCTTGTTTTTGTATATTCATCAGCTAGATCAATATTCATTACTTCATATAATGTTTTCATAACTTCTCCTGTGTGTTTAAGGAAAGTAGTATCCGCCAAATGAACTACTCATAGAAATTGTAGTGCCATTTGATATACCTATGTATGGACCTAAATCAGCACCTATGCTAATGTTGCTAGATGGCCCACTAAAGTAGTTGGATATCTGGCTCATTGTAATTGTGCTTCCCGTATTTGGTAGTGCCATACTTGTTTCCTAGTTTGTTATCTTGCTATAATAACATTATATTTAATTTTTGTCAATAAAGTATCCAGATAAAACTGGATACCTTAATATTATTTATCTAGTAGTTTTTGTACCATTTCTTTGAGTTCATCGATTTGAGTTTGCTGTTCTTTTATTGCTTCAATTAACACAGGAGTTAACTTTTCATAAGACACAGTATAATAATCATCAACTCCTTCGTTTTGAGATATAGGTGCTAGTTTTACTATTTCTGGTAATACTGCCTGTACTTCTTGGGCACTAACACCAATTTGCATTTTATCATTTGAGTATCCAAGTTCTTTGGCTTTATCATTTTCAGTGAAATAGTATCCATTTAGACTCATAATTTTGTCTAGTGCATTTGGTATTGTACCTTGGAAATCTTTTAATCTTGCATCTGAGTAATATGCTGTAATTTCACCTGATGCGTCAATATTACCGTTTCTCCTTAATAATATCTTTTCGCCGCCAAAACTTCCTGAGCTATAATCTGACAAGGCAATAAAAGTAGCACTTCCATAAAAACGCCCTTGTAGTTTACCATTTGCATCTTCAAATCTCCATTGAAATGCGTTTGAAGTGCTAGAGCCCAATTGTAATGCTAAATCATCGTTAATTGTAAGTGTACCAGAAGTAAACGCATCACTAGCATTACTGCGCAAGAACTCTGTACTATCTAAGTTGTCTAGTGTACTTGCGTTTGTAGCAGTAACACCTGTTAGTCCACTACCATCACCTGTAAATGTAGCAGCGGTAATGTTACCTGATATGCTAATATCTCCTGCACCACTAATTGTTCCTGAGAAACTATCGTTAGCATCGCTGCGTAAGAAACTACCTGAACTTACACCATCTAGTGTATCAGCATTTAGTCCACTACCAGCACCGTCATTACCACTGTGCCAAACTGTATATGTATTTGAACCTTCAATAAATTCAAGTCCGCTAGTTCCGCCATCTAAATTAATAGCAGTACTTCCGCCTTCGTTAGCAATATATACTCTATCGCCGCTATCAACATATTGCATATAAGCTCTACGTGTGCCAGCTTGATACCAACTGATATATGGATTACCTGTTGAACTTGTGTCAGCCAGTCTGATCATTTCGTCACCTGCGTGACTCATAGTCAACAATCCTGCCATTGTATCAGCTTCGTCACTACGTAACAAACTTGCTCCGTTAATACCATCTAATGTGTCTGCATCTACATTAGTAAGTCCACTACCATTACCAGTAAATGTACTTGTGCCAATATTAATATTACCAAAGTTAGAAGTAATTTCACCTGCGTCTAATGCACCAGTGCCTGTTAAGTTACTATATGTTCCATCAATTCTAGTGTTTGGAACTGTACCACTTGATAAGTTACTTGCATTTAATGATTGTATATTTGCACCGTTTGCTGTGTAAATTGCTCCGCCGTAAATATTTCCAGCAACACCAAGTCCGCCACTTACACGTAATGCTCCACTTGTTGTACTTGTAGCACTACTTGTATTCAATATTGTAACAATTGCATTAGCATTTACACTTATAGACGCACCATTATCTGCACTTAAACTGTCTAGTGCTATGTTTCCAACATTTGTTAGGTTATTATCATTAAAGTTTGTTGAACCTAAGCTTGCTGCACCAGTTGCTGTAATACTGTTTGTTCCAATATCAATATTACCAAAGCCACTTGAAATACTACCTGAAGCAAGTGTTCCTACTCCTGAAATATCTCCTTGGTGTTGAGTAACGCCGCTTGATTGTATTCTTGCATCTGGTATTGTTCCAGTAGTTAACTGTGTTGCTGACAAAGTTGTAAGTCCGCTACCATTACCACTGAATGTGCTTGTACCAATATCAATGTTACCAAATCCTGATGTAATACTACCACCATTTAAAATACCAGTTGCAGTAATATCTGTTTGGTGTTGTGTGATTGCACTAGATGGAACTCTTGCATCTGGTATAGTGCCGCTTGTTAAATCATTAGCACTAGAATCACCAATAAAGTTATCTGCTTTAATGTCCTTAGCAACGTGTAAACCACCTGTAATTTTTACCGAAGCACTACCAGTTGCAAAATCACCTGTTGCATTTGTAGCATCTGTAAATGTTACAAAGTTGTTTGCACTTAATGTTGTAAATCCACCAGCAGCTGGTGTAGTTTGTCCAATTGGCACATTGTCAATAGCACCAATAACCAAGTTGCCTGTAATTGTTAGATCTTGATCGATTGTTACATTATGTCTAAATGTACTTGTACCTGAAGTTTCACCAATTACAATTGCTGTAGCAGCTTGTCCAAACGCAATAGCAGTTGCATTATCTTTTAGTAAGTTAAATGTACCTGTTTCGTCTGTATCAATTGTGTTACCATTTACTGCTAAATCACCTGCAACTACAACGTTAGCATTGTTCAAGTTCATTGTACCAGTGCTTGCACCCATATTAATAGTTGTAGCTGCACCAAATGCATTGACTGTTGTTGCACCTGTATTTGCAAGACTAAATGTACCACCACTAACAGTAAGATCACTTAATCCACCAATACTCAAATTACCTAAAACAGCTAATCCGTTGTTTACAGTAGTTGTACCCGATGTAGCACCTAATCCTAATGCTGTTGCTGCACCAAATGCATTAACGGTTGTTGCATTTGTGTTAAATGCTGCAAAAGTTGCACTAGATGTGGTTACACTGTTTGTAAAGTTTGGATTGTTGTTGTACACCAAATTACCAGTACCTGTTTCGTCGCTTATCACACCTGCTAGTTGCGCACTAGTTGTTGATGCGAATTGACTTAATGGATTACCTGTTATCGATAATGTGCCACTTGTTGGTAAAGTAATATTTGTGTTATTTGTTGTAGTCAGTGTTAATGTATGCGCTCCACTGTGCGTAAGATTGCCGCCTAGTGTTATTGTTTTAGTGCCATTGTTTACACCAGTTCCGCCGTATGTTGGAGAAATTATTGTGCCTTGCCACACACCAGTACCAATTGTACCTAATGTTTGTAAACTACTGTTTACAACAGCACCACCTAGTGTTGTACTGCTAAGAACACTAGCATCGTTTATATAGTACTGTTTACCACTTGCTAAGTTAAAATCTTCAGTACTATCCCAACTTGTATTAGCATTATCCCAAAGTAGACTTGCATTTGCGCCATCAACAAGTATACCAGCTCCGTTGGCTGCTGACCCATCTGCTGCTCCGCTTGCTATTGTAATAGTTTTATCATCAACAGTTAATTCTGTCGAATTAATAGTTGTCGTATCTCCGTTTACAGTAAGATCTCCGCTTACTACTAGGTCGTGTCCAATAGTAGTTGTGCCGCCGCCGTCACCGCCGGTACCTAAATTAATAGTTGTAGCTGCACCAAATGCATTTACTGTTGTTGCATTAGCATTTATCACATTCATTGTAGTTTGGTTAGTAGTGATATCACCGCCATCTACATTAAGATCTAAATCAACATCTAAATTGTTATGTACAGTTGTTGTGCCTGTTGCAGCACCAATTTCAACTGTGGTTGCATCACCGCCCATATTAATTGTAGTAGCAGTATCGTCTAACAACCCAACAGTAGTTTCTGTTGTACTGATTGTGTCATTTACTTCAACTTCGCCGGTAAATGCTGCTTTACCAGCAGTATCAATGGTCATACGTGTTGTTGCAATATGTTGAATATCGCTTGTAGTTAACGCTTCACCGGTTCTAATAATAAAGTCACCACCTGTTGCATTACCTGTACCTAAACCAGCTTGTAGTGTTAAATCACCACCTTCTGTGTCTATGCCTATTGCACTTGTACCAGCTATAATACCACTTACAGGAGCAGTAGAGTTTTGCGCATTACCGATAAACATATTAGGATTTTTTACAACGAAGTTTGCGTTTATAGTTAATTGGCCTGCAGGAACATCAACTGGATTTGATGTAACATTTGCATCAGTCTGGAATGTAAACGATGTAGCATTAGATGTAGCACCAATTATTGGCCAAGTACCGTCTAGATTAGTTTTTGTACTTGAGCCAATATTAATTGTATCACCTACATCGATACCAAGTGTTTTTGGTGTGTATGTAAATGTTAATGTTGCTCCACTTAAAATAGTACCAGTTGTATTGTTGCTTAAATAAATGTAATCACCTGTAACACCGCTTACTGTTGTGTTTGCAGGGATACTACCACTTCCAGTTACAATCATTCCTGCAAGTACACTAGATGTATCATCTAATGGAATTTCGTTTAATCCGTTGTCAGTTGGATCATTTGTGGTAGCAGTTATGCTTTTTAAATTACCTACAACATTTTGACTTGCACTAGCATCATATCCGTCTAAAAATGGAAATAAGTTTCTTGTACCTTCTGTACTACCTATATCGATATTAGTTGCATCGCCGCCAATATTTAAACTTGTAACATTATCATTATATACAGTACCACTACCTGTGCTTGCAGAAGTAAGTGCAGCAGCACCAACGTCTAATCCTTCTGCAAGATCAAGTGCTGTGCCCCATTCAGGTGTTTCACCGTTTGATTTTAAGATAGCATTGTTTCTACCTATAGATAATGGATTAAGTGTACCAGTTGTTTCTGCATAAAGCAAATCGCCTCTAGCATAAGAAGTAATGTTTGTCCCTCCTCTGTTTACAGGAACAGGACTTGTTAAGTTTGCAGGATTAAGAAAGTATGCACTATCTAATGAATCCAGTGTACCAGCATCAACAACACCATCTTTAAGGAATACTTCGCCACTAGCATTTGCGTTTACATCAAATTGTGATTGTAAAAATTTTGAAACACCTAGTGTAGAGAATGTTCCGCCCGGATCAAGGTCAACATTATTGACACCAATACTAACAGTGCCGTAAAACTCTTGACTTACGCTATTGCCTACAAGTGTAATTGGGTTTTCAGTTGTACTTGCCTTTTTAAGTTTTTGTACAACAACAGAATATGCACTATCACCTCTTAGGAATGTGTCACTATTTGGAACACCGCTACCGCCAAGTCTACTTGGTGATATAATACCTGAAATAATATTTTCAGCATCAATATTTGTAACAGCGAGTGTATTCCAATTTTTCTTTAATCTACTTGATGTATTAATTTGACCTGTAACTTGAGCATTACTTCGTGTACTTCTAGCAGTACCAATTCCTACACTTGTTAAATCTTCTGGATTTGTTACAAGATCATTAATACTGCTTAGAGCATCACTGCGTAGAACGTGTAGTGTAAATGAGTTAGTAGTTACAGAACCAACAAAGAATCTAGAACCGTCTGGAATAGGATCGGCACCATCAACTATAGGTAATGCATTACTTGAACTACCGTCTGATAGTGTGTTTAATCTAACAGCATCGGCTGTTGTGTATCCGTGATTCTCGATAATAACGCTGTTGTCAGTTATGTTAACTGTACTTCTTGTCAAATTATGATTGTTGTTAGCAGGAGTACTTGCAAATTCTATTTTGTTAAGTAGTGCAAATCCTTCGTACAATTCAATTGTATTATTGTCTATGAATTTTGCATAAACAACTTGTCCGTTCAAAATACCACCGATTGGAGCATTACCTAATGTATCGTATTTTAATGGATCACCATTTGAGTATCCGTGATTTGGTATGGTAATTCTAAAGTTGGTATAGTCAACAGCACCGCCTGCGCCGGAAGAACCTGCTAAGAAGTTATGTGTGATAAAATCATCTAAGTTTATGTCTCGTGCCGTTTGTACAGCAGTGTTATCTTCTACAAAGTCAACACTTGAACTACTTGCAACAAAAAGTTCGCCGCCAATAATGTCAATGTAAGCACGTTTTTCAAAAGCAGTAACTTCTATCTGGAATCCACTTCCTGTGTTTCCTACACTACTAGAAGCTGCACTTAATAAATCTCCAATCGCATAACCTGTGCCGCCTGTTTTAATATCAACATCGGTAACTTGTCCCGCTGTGACTGTAATATCTGCTGTAGCACCCGTACCACTTCCTGTTACATTTGTTAATACTACATCGAGATATGTTTGGTTTCCTACTGTTGGAGTGTATAAAGTACCGCCTGTAATATTAGAATTATCAATACCTGATAACACACCTTCTCTCAATTCAGTTACTCTACCCTGAGCATTACCGTCAGCACTTCTTACAACACTGCCAACAAAACCGTCAGATACAGCAAAACTTGCAACGTCATCCGGATCTACATTTGAATATGTAAATGTTGTACTTGTTGGCGTACTAATAACTTGTCCATTTGTTTCAAAAGTTTCATTATCAGAACAGGTAATACTGATTTGATTACCAATTAAGAGATTGTGAGCACCGCTTGTTGTAGCAGTTGTAACATTTGAAGTACGTTCTAAGTTTGTAATTGTATTTGTAGTAAATGTATAATCATCTGTTGGATCTAGTATCAGGAATTGACTTGAATTAGAACTTCTTAAAAAGAAGTTGTCAATAACTTGACTTGATAGACCAATACCTGTAGGATATACACCACTGTCAACACCGTCAACAAAAATGTTGTTTCCAACACCAGTTTGGAATTGTGAGCCTGTACTATCGTCTCCAACAATCCATTCACCGCCAATACTTGCTACAAGAATGTTACCGCTGTTACCATATAGTCCTTTGGCATAACCAGTTGCGCCAAATGCAGTAGGTTGTGTAATAATAGCTCCGTCAGCAGCACTAATATTTCCACTTAGAGTAAGTTCTACTTGTTCATAATTTTCTGTAGCAATGTCACCAGCTTTCAAATCAACAGGTGGTATATTATCAACTTGTTCAAGTCTTGATTGATAACCTTGTGTGTTGGTATTTGTAAACTGACGTGTTGCTGGAATTAAGTCTCCATTAAGTTGTCCATTTGTGTTTAATTGAACAATGGCACCCGGAACAGCAGCAGTTGACACAGTTTTGTCAACAAAGCCTCCTAATCTATTACTAATAAATGCTCTAACAGCTAACTGAGTTGAAAGTCTTGCATTACTTGCACCACCTAGCTCGTCATCGCCTAAGTTTACACTTGTTGAAATTTCTTCAATTGCAACATCTGACAAACTTAGTCTCAAAGCATCAAGTTCATCAACCTGAACTTTGTTTCTAAATGTGATATTACCTGTTCTGTTAAACGCTGTAATAAAGTCACCAACTTTAAAGTCACCAAGTTCGTTTGTACCTGAAGAGTAAACACGACCGGGTAGTTCTTCAAACTGTTCAAATTCACTTTTTGTGTTACCGCCGTTTTGTGGTAATGCGTTATAGTCTGTACCTGAACCTGCATATTCCCAAGTGTGTGATGATGAGTTAACAATACTTGGTCTGTGGAACCAAACCTGATTTTCTGGTAAGGCTGATAGGTTACTTAAAGAACTACTACCGTCAGTTGCTTTAATAGCAAAAGTTGCAGTACCAAGTCCTAATTTAGATTGCGCAGCATTTACACCAATAGTGGTATTTGGTGTGCCAGCGTGATCTGCTGTAATAGTACTAGTTTCGTCGAATTGGATACGCAACAAACTTTGACCAACTGCTACTTGTTCTATACTAACTATAAGTTCTCTTATGGCAGGCTTCCAACTAAACACAATAGCAGCATTATTACTTGTACCTGTAACACCGGTAATCTGTCTACCCGGTACAAACTCATAACTCTCAGAACCCGATTCTAATTCTAATGTTTGATAAGTTGTATGCGAATCAGTAATCTCATTTACAAAGAATTCAATAACACCTGATAAAAATTTATGTGTACCGGTACTTGTAGCAAGAACATTAACATCAAAATCGCCCGATTCGTCAAATGTTAAACTAAATTCGTCATCATTAATAATTTTAATATAATATGTTTGTTCTGCATCTAGTCCTTGTATGACTGGATTGTTATCTGGATCATAAATTACTTTTTGTCCGTTAGTAAATCCGTGATCTACAATTGTAAATACATCAACATTTACGTTTACATCCGTTGAACCATTAAATGTACTTTCGGTAGCATTGGTTTTAAAATCGTTTGTAATATCGCCTTCTGAACTTACATCTTGTGCATCTGGTAAATCATCACCATCATTAATAATAGTTGTTACTATGTCAAATCTACTACCTACAAAATTTCGTGATGCTAATGACAGACTTGTAATTTCTGCTAATGTTAATGCCTTGGCTTGATTAATAGCACTTATAGTTTGTCTTTCTTGTCCACTAATACTAATCTGCGAACTATCGCCAATGTTTTTATTGTAGTAAGATAAACCAGCACTACGTGAATATCTGTTACCTGTATCCCAAGCATCTTTTGCAACAGCTTCAACAATCAGTTTTGTATCACGTAAACATTTTGAATTATCGTATGTAAAGTTATACCACTGTGCAGCATCTACTTGTGTTTCAATGTATGCGTTAACATTTTGTCCAATATTTTTTTGTGCTTCAGGATATAGTCTATCTTTATCTTCTACAAGTGCGGCTGAAACCCAAGTTGTACCTGGTTCAATTTTAGTTGGAGGAGTTGCACCATCGCTATCAACATAATCAATAATTTCTTGTATTCTATCTTTTGCAGCATTAGACGCATCGCTGCTACCTGCTGTTCCGGATGTGTCTTGAGTCAAAGCATTACCAGCGGATACTGTTACCGCTTGTTCAAGAATAACTTGACCGATAATTTCTTTTAATCTTGCGTAAGAAGCTAATGTTGCATCTTTTTGACCATCAGCAAGTTGTTTTGTTGTACCAACAAAATATTGTATTGCTGCATCAAAAGTTTGTAAATTACCACCGTATGTTAGATCATATCTCAATGCATCTAAAATTAATCCTATATCATTTTCGCACTGAGCAACATCGTATGAAAACGTAGATACAAATGGTGATATTTCTCCAGCAACTTGTACAGCAATCCAGGCAGTAATTTCTTTTATAAGAAAATTTCTGTTGCTTTCTAATTGCGTTCTGGCATCTCCGTAACCTGCCAGGTAGCTACTATTATATCCAGTTGGATCAGTAAGTCCAGTAACACCGACACCTTCAATAGTAACACTATTAGCAGCTGATGTTATAAATGTATGTGCAGATGTTTCGCTACTTGTTCCAACGTTTACAGTAATGGTATCAGATGTCACAGCAGAAATTGTCAATGCTGTTTTTGATGCCGGATCAGTTGATCTTGGATATGTTACTTGAGCAGTGTTGCCATCTGATGCACAAGTAAACGTCAAACTATTATCAGCAATAATTATCGATGTACCTACGGTCAGATTGTGTGCACCGATATTAGCAACTAATATTCCTGTGTTAGGATCGTATGTTGTTCCTGTAGTTGGTGTAAATGTTTTGTCATTATCTAAAATTTCAATAATTTCGTCCCAAAGTGCGTTAACACGAGAGTCATATGTAGATTGTTGTGTAATATTAGTTGTAAACGATTTTGCTTGTGTAAATGCTTCTATGTGTTGTGCTTTTTGTGCAGCAAACAAGGCAGAAGGAAATCTACCGTTAAAATATGTAAGTGCAGAACTAACTGATCTATAATTAGTATCAAATGCAGCATCCCACCTGATAGCATCTACTAACAATCCTACATCTCTAGCACATTTTGTTTGATCATACTCAAATGATGCCCATATACTTGGCGATGCTGCTGCTATTTGTTGATTGATCCAAGTAACAGTATCTGCTGCAATTTGATCTTTTTCAACTAGCAATCTTTCGTATGCTGTTTTATAATCGGCTTCTCTGAAGCGTAAAACAAATTCTTCAACTGGTGTATCTCTGTTGATACCTACAATACTAACTGTCTGTAAACCTTCAAAAGCACCTGTACCTGTAACAAATGCACGGTCAAATTCAAATGCTTTTGGTGAATAACCACTAGATCTCAACGCATACAATCCAAAGTTTGTAGCGGAGTTAGTAATGGAACAATAACCACCTGACTGACAATAAACACCATTTAGTAGGAAGATTTCAAAACAAGACACGATCTGTGCATAAGCATCGTTGGTTAGTCGCCACGCTGTACCACCAAATGATAGAATAGTAAAGGCGTTGGCAACCATTGATTTACCTTGCTCAGGTATTGCGCCAACTACTGGATTTTCTTGCTCTTGTGGAATAAAACCAATGTTCGGTGAAGTAACTTTGCTACCATCAATTTTTGCACCATTCATACCTAAGAAGGACAAAATTGAAGCATTTTGAATATAAGGTGAAGTAGTAATAAAAGGTCTTGTGTCAGGCAAGTTTGTATAATCAGCACGATCAGTAATATTAGCATCAAACGGATCATCAAATGCCACAGCATAATCAGCAGTAATTAAAGGAACTTGATTTTCGTCGACGCCATCACGGAATGTAAATTCACCAAAGTAACAAGCATTTCTAACACGTAAAATATCTCTGTTAGCGTTTGCAGGACGAATAATACAACCACGCAAACCGTCACCTTTGATAACTGTGTTATCTGGAACAATAATAGGGTTGTCCTCGGTATAGTCACCAACTGCAACTTTTACGTTTACTCGTGTACCATTAGTAGTGCCATCGGCATTGTAAATCAAACCTGAAGCAATTTGACACGCACGTTTTACAGTTTTAACTGGAGCACTTTGACCATCGTTTGCATCATCGCCTTGTTCGGCACTAACATAAACAACGTTACCGCCGAAAATATCTGCATCTTGGAAGAATAAATTTCCTTGTGCGTCTGTAGCTATAAGCTGACCAGTAGTACCTACTTGTGGAGGCAATGTAAGGTTGTACCCTGCGTCAAGCGTATCCGGAGATTTTAATGAAATACCATCAGCACCAGAACCTGTAAGTTCTTTGAACGTTAATGTATTTGCATTATTAATACTAATATCATCGTTTAAAAATATACCATTATCAGTAACTGACATTTTTAAGTCGTTGTTAACAGTTGCAGTAATTGCAGCTGATGTACTATCACCTAAGTCATCTACTTCTAATTGTGTATTTCCTTCAAATACTCTTCTTGTAATATCTTGTACAGTGTTATCATCACGCAATAGGTATACTTTACCATCTGCTGTGTTGATTGCTAATTCACCTGATTCTAATTGAGAAACTAACGGCTGTTTACCAGCCACCGCACTACGCTTGTGTCTAATCTTTGTTGCCATAAAGGCTGCCTCCTATTTAGGTACGGGTCAAGTCTATAAAGACGCCCAGTAACACGATATAAATCGTTCTATTGTTATTTATGATAGGAGTAAAAGTGGCAGCTTTATTAGAAGCTACCACCATCTATAGTGTCAGACCAAATTGGAGTCGCATCTGAATCGCTTGTTACAGTAAGTACTTGGAATGTTTCTGAAGCATCTGCTGTACCAGCTGCTGCTGTAACTTGCACTGTTCCTGTTCCTGCACCATACATAATACCATCTTCGGTAAGTGTACTTACGCCTGTACCACCGTGTATAACTTCTAAATCAGTAGTAAGTGAAAGTGTACCAGCAGCTATATCAGTTACAGTAATTTTGTTGTTAATTGCATCAAGCATTTCGGTACTATCATCTGCAAATATACTACCTCTAAATCCTGCTGCATCAAGTATACCAGTTACAAATAAGTTTTGATCAACTTGAACGTTTGTACTAAATGTACTTGTAGTTTCACTCAAACGTAGTTTTTCTACACCTGTACTACCAGCATCCATTGTTCTAAACACCATATCAAAGTCTTCTTGTGACCCTGTAATGTCTTGAGATACTATTTCAATTTGGCCGCCGATTTCAAAATTGTCATTTGTTGTTTCTAATTCAAACTTAATACCTGTACCAGACCCTGCAACAATAGCACCACTTATTGTATGATGTGCAAATGTCATCGGATATACAATGTCGTCAGCTGCACTGTCAGGAGCATTAGCAATAAGTTTTATAGTATCAGGTGTTTCGATTGTTTCGCCTTTGATAATGATTTTATCACTACCTAAGTTACCAATTGTTAGTATACCATTTGTGTTGCCGTTAATGTATCCATTTACGTGCAAGTTTTTACTAATGCCTACACCACCTGCTACTGTTAATGCACCTGTTGTTGTTGATTCGCTTTCTGTAACATTTGCGATACTTAAAGTGTTTGTTGCTGCAATATCAAAAGATGTACTGCTCAATGTAGCTCTAAGTACACCTCCAGTAAAGAAGTCTAGTTCGTCATTGTCTGCACCAGGATTATCTTCGGCAACAATTTTCGTATCTTGATCTACATCAATTACTCCGCCTAAAGTATTCCAAGCTATACCATCATAACCTTCAAATGCATTTAAACTAGTGTTAAATCTGATTCTACCTGTAACATTAGTTGGACGATCGGAAGTAGTACCTACCGGAATCTGTAAACCTGCTACACTATCTATAATAACAACTTCATTGCCAATTGTCATTGTGCCAGTAGCACCACCTATGTTAAGTGTAGTAGCATCACCAAACGCATTTACAGTTGTTGCTACTGTGTTTATTACATCAAATGAGGTAGAATCGGTTGTGATATTACTACCGTTAATTTTAGCATTTCTATCAGCAATCAAATCACGATCTGCTACAACGTCAATACCCGAATGTATATTTTGTTGAGCACTTATACCACCAGTGACTTGTACAGCACCAGTTGTGTTATCTGTAGCGTTTGTGTTGTTTAGAATAATTAATTTAGGTGTACTACCTAAAAGAATTTGTTCATCACCATCTGTAGTATAGATGTTTACATATTCACTGATGTTTTCGTGTATTCTAAAATTATTAATACTATCATCTGGAATATCGATATCTATTTTACCTGAAACAGTATGTTCGGATGTAGTTCTATCTGCACCTAGGTTTGCGTTTGCAGTAACAGTTAAATCAGTGTTTATAAACACACTGCCTTCAACACCAACACCGCCGTCTACAACTAATGCACCAGTGTCTTTGCTTGTTGATATTGTTTGGTTGGCAATAATAACACTTGGCTGCTCACCAAATGTAATTGCTTCTTCACCTTCTCTAGTATTGATGCTTATATAATCTTCAGTGCCTTCAGTAATACTATATGCTTGTAATGTTTCATCTGGTATACTAATATTAACATCACCGTCAAATACTAAGTTTCCGTTAACAGTTAGAACACCTTCTATTGTAACATCTGGATTAATTGTAACAGTACCTGTTGCAGCACCAATATTAATAGTGGTTGCCGCAGCTAACATATCTATGCTTTGTACACCTGTATTAAGGAATTCAAAACTTGTATTTGTACTTGTAATTGCATCACCGTTGACTGCTAAGTCTCCTGTCATACTTACATCGCCAACAATATCACCGCCTGTTGTTTTGTTCAAGTATCTTGCTTCAACATAATTTGAAACAGCTCTTTGTGTAGGTGCTGTTTGGAAATCTTGTGTGCCTAAACTTGATAACAATGCTTCGTTGTCACTAACCTCTTTTAATTCAACACCAACTGGAATACCGTTTCTAATAAACGGACCAACACTTGTCAAACCTTCTAGGTCAATTTCATTAGCATTTAAGCTGATACCACCTGTAAGTGCATTAACAGCAAAGAAGTTACCAACTCTAAAGTTACCAATTTGGTCAACTGTACCACCAGCAAATATTTTACCTTGATTTGATTCTACAATCTCAGTTTCAGGTATTGCTGTACCGCCAAAGAATGGAAGTGCATTGTAGGTTATACCAGCACCGACATACTCAAATGCGTGTCCACTTGTACTAACAGTACTAACATTATTTAAATCTGCAAGTTTATCTGTGGTTACACTAATAACACCAGGGAATACGTTGATATCAAAAATACCACCGTATACTAAGTTTAATGAACTAATGGCATTATCAACAATATCGTCTTCAGCATCAAGTATTGCATTTCGTTCTTGTAAAAATATTGAATTACCTAATGTTAAATTGTGCTCTCTTTCAAACCAATCGCCCATTGTTTTTGCTTCAATTGCATCAGCAACCCTAGCAATTAATAATTCTAGTTCGGCTCCAGGAAGTTCACCAGTTTCTAATAATGTACTTCCATCTGGTATGGTTAGTAGTTGTGTTGCTGGGTTACCAAAACTTTTTGTAACTGTTTCATTTTTTGAAACTTTGTTTACAATTGAAGCAAGATACTTATTTGCATATGCTGTGATACCCGTTTGATCTCCATAATCGCCTGTTATACCAGTAAGTATCGCACCATTATAATATGCTAATGCTGCTCGACGAGATTGTTTATCACCACCATACATCATATCGTATATTGCTGCATCAATAATATAACCTGTATCTCTTTTACACTTATCAATATTATATGAGAATCCTAAAATATTTTGTTCAATGTATTTGATTGTTTCTGTTTCATAATACGATTTTTGTACAAAAAATGATTCTGCTGCGTCTCTAGTTGCTTGGTTAATCCAGGTATAATTAGGTTCAATTTCAGCCGGTGTTCCAATTAAAGTTTGATTAGTTATTGCTGTTTTTAATATACCAATCAAATTTGTAAATGTTGTTCCTACTGCTGCATTTCCGTAATTGCCGCTCAATACTTGTGATAGACTATTTCCTGACTGTGGAATAACTGCTACACCTTGAATAGTATCATCAATTACACTTTGTAAATGGTTGTATGCTGCTACTGTAGGAGCAACTTGTTCATTTGGCAAGTATTGTGTACTACCTAGGAAGTATGCACGAGTTGCTATTAGTGTGCTAATGTTTGCTTCGTAGAAAGCATCGTGTACAATAGCATCAATAATATAGCCTGTGTCTCTTTTACATACTTCTTGATCATAGCTAAATCCATTATAAGTTGTGTTAATATAGGTAATTGTATCTGCTACAATAGTATCTTTTTCTGTTAATAAATTATTAACTCCAGCAATCACATCTGCATTTGCAAATGTTGCATAATCTGGCTTGACTTCTGTAGGCAAATTATCTAGACCGTCAGTTATAACATCTTGTATAATTTGCAACAAGTTAGCTGCGGTTGCTGCTTCTGTTGTAGTTCCTGCACCAGCAGTTGTATCTTGTGCTTCACTTGATTGCCAAGTATAATCAACTGCTTGATCTTGTATAATTTTATTTAATATAGTTGCTGTATATTCTAACGCTGTTGCAGTTTCTGCTTTTTGTCCTTCAACTTGTGTTTGTGTACCTACCCAATAGCTACGTGCAGCATTAAGCGTAGCACTATTGCCACCGTATAATATATCATATGTTAATGCATCAACAATATACTTTGTATCTCTATCGCATTTTGTGCTATTAAAGTTGAATCCAGTAAAAGTGTCTGCAATAAACTGTGTTGTCAAACTTTGTATACTTGACTTCTGTGCAACAATAGTGCTGTAATCTTGTTGCAGTTCTGATGTAGACCAAGTAACACTTGGTAATACTTCGTCACCTAACGGATTAACATTATCGTAGCCATTTATGTGATCAATAATAATATCTACCAATAATTCAAGTGCTGCACTTTCTGTTGCGGTTGCTGCACCGTTTGTGGTGTCTTGAGTTTCAGTGTTGCCAGTTGTAGGTGTTAGTGGAGTATTTGTGATAATTGCTGGAATCACAGTATCTTTTAAGTGTGTATAGGCATTAGTAGTTGGTGTTAGCTGGTTTACAGGAAGTTGTGCTACTGCACCTTCAAAATAACTAGCTGCTACTAGTCTAGTTGCTGAGTTACCACCATAAAGTATATCGTGTGATAAACCATCTACAATATATTTTACATCACGATTGCATTTAGTTTGATTATAACCTGCCGGCGGTGTGTTATCATTTACATATGCAACAATCTCAGCTGCAATAAAATCTCTATTTGCTTGTAATTGATCTTTTGCATCTTCTAGATCTTGGCTTGCACCAACCGGAGTAGTAAATGTTATAGCATCGGCTGCGGTATCTGTACTAACAACGCCATTTTCAAATATATCTATAACTTCATTCCACGATGCTAATGCCCTTGCTTCTCCAGTATCACTTAATCCTTTTTCGATTGTTTCTTTACGTGCAAACTTAAATGATTCGAGTGTTTGTAAACCTTGTGCTGCTTTGTTAGTTGCAGCGGTGGCTCTTGAGTAGGCTAATCCTGCTGTTACAGTATTATAGTTTGTTCCTAGTGCAACATCTTTTGATATTGCATCTAATATTAATCCAATATCTCTTTCACATTTTGAACTGTCATATGTAAAATTAACGTAATTCTCATTTATGTAAGCAACTGTTTCAGCAGCAATAAAATTTCTATTATTTTGTAATTGAGATTTTGTGTTTATTTCGGCTGTTGATGCAGTTGATGGATCTGTAAATGTAAGTGGATCAGCAGCCTGCGGTGTGCTTACTGCACCGTTTTGTATAATATCAATTACTTCGTCAAATGCTGCTTCAACATCTGATTGCGAGGGCGAATGTGTTGTTGCATCACTGGATCTACTTTTTGCAAAATTAATACCGCCGATTGTTTCTGTATTTTGATCACTTAAAACATATGCACTGTTTGCTCTTTGATATGATAATCCTGCTGTAACTGCATTGTAGTTTGTACCAAGCAATGTGTCATATGCTGCTGCATCAATAATAAGTCCGGTATCTCTTTCACACTTAGCACTATTGTATACAAAATATTGATTGTTAATAAATTGTACAGTTTCTTCTTGTAAAAATGCTTTATTTGCAAGAACTTGATCAACTCCATAAATTAGTTCATTACTTGCAGGACCAGGATCCGGGTATTCAATACCTACACTAGGTAATTGATCAAATTCTATAATATCAAGAATTATATCCCATTTTGCTGAAACATCGTCTCTGATTAAATCATTAGTTGTAACTGCTGCTATTCCTAATGTTTTTGCATATTTTAATGAAAGAATTGTAGCTGGTTTTTGTTCTGAATTTAGATATGCAACATTTGCACGTTTATATGCTGTAGCTGCCTGTATACTATTATGATTAGTACCTAATAGTATGTCACGATTAATTCCATCAACCAAGTAACCGATATCTCTTTTACATTTATCTTGATTGTATGTAAGTGTTGGATTATTTGCTAAATTATATGATATAGCATCAGTAATAAAACCGTTACGTCTAGCTTCAATAATATTTGCAGCATCTACCTGTAACGCAGGTTCGTCCCCGTATGTTGGATATGTTAAAGTTGAAGGCAATCTATCTAGTGTTACATTATCTATCATATCTTCAATGTTAAACAATAATGTATCTAGAAAATCAGCTTCACTCTGTGTTGCATTGTTGCTTGTAAAATCTTGACTAACGCCATTACCGGTTGTAGCTGTTACAGCTAAACCTCTAGCTACTCTACCTATTACAAATCTCATACGTGCATATGATTGTACGATAGCATTTCTATCATTAGGTGTTAAATCTGAAAATAAAGTTCCGTCTGCACCATTATCAAAATAATATCTAGCTTCTAAAACTGTACTACTATTACCGTTGTACAGGACGTCAAAGGTCATAGCATCGATTATTCTTTCAAAATCTAATTTGTAATTATCCACATCAAAACTAAATCCTGGAGCTTCTGCTGCTAGAAAAGTTGTAAATTCTGTTGTCAAAAAGTTTTTGTTTGCTTGTAATTGATCTTTAGCATCTGCTCTATTGCTATCAACTCCTGCGTGTTCAGGAAATACAATTACATTTGCCGAACTATCACCATCATCAATAATATTCATAAACTGGTTGAAGCCTTCTTTAACATTTGTTAATGCAATTGTACTTGCTTGTACTTCGGCTAGTGCTTCAAATTTTTCGCTTAGGAATCTAAAACTAGACAACAACATTGGTTTGAATCTAGTGCGTACTTCGTATTCTTGAGCAAGTCTAATAATTTGCTGGTTACTTTCTAACGCTGCAAACATTTGAATACCATTAATAAGTGTTGTCATATCACTAGTATAATCAGCTTGGTTATAACTTAGTTCAGTAAACTGATCATTAACATATGCTGCAACTTCTTCTACTATAAACTCTCTATTTTCTAAAACATTATTTTTTGCAGCAATTCTTGCAGGGTCGATAGTATTCAGATCGTTTAGTGTATTAGCAATATCATTTTGATTATCGGGCTGTACACTACTGTCCCCTTCATTAATTGTGCTTGTAATTATGTTAAACAAATAATCAATTTGCTCTTCCATTGCTAGATTAGTAGTTTCGGCCTTCATTCCGTCTCTAGCCGATTCAATACCAAAAACAGTTGGTGCCAATTGATCTGATAATACTTTACTTGATGTTGCTCTCAAGTAACTTGTTGCTGCTGCTTGTGATTGATAACTTGTGCCTAAAACAATATCAGCAGTGACAGCGTCAATAATCCTACGTAAATCTCTTCTACATACTACCTCATCATAAACAAAAGGTGGATTAATTTGATTAGTTCCAGTAATATAATAATAAAGAGGGTCACCTTCAAATTTAATTATACTACCTGTTTGTGGTTTGTCTCTTAAACTGTTTAGGGTTACTGTGACATTAGAGGCAAGATTAATTGTGCCTGTGGCTTGAGCAGTTGCTCCGCCTCCACTAAATGAAATTAAAGGGACACTAGTATAACCGCTACCTGCTTGTTGTATTGTAACAGCAGCTAGTTTTCCTGAAGTAGTGTCTATTGATGCAGTGGCAGTCGCTGTTACGCCTCCAACTTTTGATGGTCCTTCTATTACAACAGTAGGAGCAGAAGTATAATTTGCACCAGGTGTATTAATTGTAACACTTGCAACAGTACTAAAATAATCTTGCTGTGGTCTGGCAGTTGTATATGCTTGTGGATAGAATCCGTCTGCTTCAATACCTTTTAATCCAAAGTCACTTACAGAGTTTGAAATAGATAGATAGCCGCCTCGTGTGGTTTTAAAACCAACACTACAGAATACTGAGAAACAACTAACAATTTGTGTGTAACCAAAATTATCAATCCAAAAGCCAACTCCGCCTTGTGCAATTTGTGTAAATGCATCTGCAACAAAACTAAACACAAGTGATGCAGGATCATATTGATTACCGTCAACATATAGGCCGCCACCGCCGCCTGTGTCATTAACTTGTTTGCCAGAAGGTAAAGCAGGATAATCTTCAACCATTAATGGTTTAGCACCAGGTTCAATTCCTGGTATCTGCACTGTTTCGAATGGAATAAATTCTGTGCCGTCATTCAACCAAGGACCATTCATATTTGTACAGTTTTGTATATATGGTGATGTTGTTACAAGTGCGCCTTCTCGTATTTCAGCACACCATCCTGGATATCTTAACCCTCTCATAGTAAGTTCGTGTAAGTAACAACCATTTCCCATATAGAAAATAGTTTGCGTATTATTTCTTGGGAAAATTCTAGTATTTCTTAAATCACCAGTACCTCTAATAGTAACAAAATCTGGTAGAGTTATTGGATTTGATTCATAGAAATCTCCTGGTCCTACAAGAATTGTAGTACCCGGGCTTGATGAAGCGACAGCACTTTTAATTGTTGCTTTCGCTCCGTCTGGTCCTAAACTTTTACCGTCATTTAAATCATTACCGTCTTGGGTAACATAAAGTATGTCAGTAACTTCAGAACCGCTTGCGTTTCCTGTAACAACTAAGTCGCCGTCAATCGTAACCTTGCGACCGCTTGGTTCGATTAAGACTTCGCCATCTGCTGTTAATGTTACACTAGTGTCTCCTATTAACCTGCTATGTAACGACTGTCTCTTAAAATAATCCATTTATACTTCCAAATAACTTACTGTAACACTTAAATTTTGTGGGTTAGCACCTACAAACACTAATCTGTCATCTGCCTCTAAAATCAATCTTTCTACATTAAATGTAAATGTATCTGCCGCTGCAACTTTTAAGTCATTTAAAACTAAATTTCTAAGTGTTTTACTTTGACCAGCTGGTATAACGTGCATATCAAATGTTGTATCATTTGCACCACTAGAGTCATCAAACTGGTTGTTACACACTAGAACTGTAGTTATAGCATATTTCTTAGCTGCTGGGACAGTAATTAATATTGTATCTGTGCTTGCTATTTGTGCGTTTACTATTGCCATTTCTGTTCCTTTAAAATATTATACTGAAAAGTAGTGCTTTGTTCCGACTTGCTAGTTCGTCTTGAGTTGTATCTTCATTTACAAAAAATATACCTGTTCCTCCATCTGCTAATGGTTTACTATATAACGAAACTCCATCAGTTGGTACAACTGGGTCTGCTAATTTTTTGATAGTAGTAGCAGTATCTAATCTAACACCGCCAGTACCTGCTCCTGCAAGAACAACATCGCCATTAACATCGCTAGATGTAATAGAATTAGCAGTAATTTTAATATTGCCAATTTCTAAGCGATTCTCAAACATTGTTGCTAACAAATTGTCATCGATTTTAAATTCAATTCTACTTGTTGATGAATCAACTTCAAAGTCAAAAGTTTTTACACTAGTAGGTGTAGTATCGCCTTTTGAAATACCTGTTTGTAAGTTTTGTGTTGTGTATCCTCTTACAAAGTCTTCAAGTAATCTAGCCGATACTAATGCGTCATCGTCGTTTGGTAAAACTAATTTTGTTGGATTACTGGCATTAGTAGTAATGTCATCGCCTGTGTAGTCATACACTTGCTTTTCGTAATCAGTGGTACCTGTAACTGTAACAATACCTGTACCTTCAGCTAGTAAAGTTAAATTGTTACTTCCTATAGTATCTGGTCTAATACTAGATGCAACTAATCCGTTAATAGCATTAGTTGAGTCTTGTAATATCCAACTACCTTGACGAGCTATTCCGCCACTAATACTTTGTACTCTTTCGTCCCAGAAGAAGTAAGCATCATTTGCGATTCCACGCTCAACAATTAAACCGGCTGTGTTTAATGTAACTCCGCTGCCTGTTTCACCTGCGTTGACAGTAATAGTATTATCTTCAACTACAAGATCACTAGATCCAATAGATGTGCTTTCACCTTGAACTGCAAGATCACCGGTTACTGTGACAGCACCTGCTGGTCCTACATCTAATTCAATGCTTCCGCCATTATCTACTTTGATTACATAAGAATCTGCGCCGATTCTATTGATACGTTGAGCCATTTAGAAACTCCTTAAATGGCTGTCAGTCTTAACAATGATTCGGTAGAGTCGTCCTCAGTAGTCCAAGTATAACGGTTACCGTCCCAATCAACTGCTGTTCTGTTGAATAGTTTCTTCAGAATAACAGGACTGCCTGCTAAGCCAACTAATGACATTTCTGCTGCTGCATTTGGAGCAACTTCATTAACAAGTCTGCATACGAATGTATCAGAACCGTTAGTTGTTACTGTAAATTTGTTTGTACCTTTTTGATTCACAATGTAACCTTCTACACTTGATGATCCGTTGTGATATCTAACTGGTATTGTTGGTGTGGTGGCTCCAGTAGCGCCAAAGTTTCTTTTATTAATAGGTCTTCCCATTTGTTTTCTCCTGTTTAGAAGTCCGATGCCCGTTCTATGAGCTACGCTGCGGGTACAGCATAAGTCCGCCTTGCGGCATACTATCTGACAATAGTATTTATCCTTTTCGAAAAAATGGGTTATAATGTTCGTAAAAAAAGGCCCACCGAAGTAGACCTTTTTCTATAATGTTGATAGGTTGGACTTCAGAATACCAACAACCCGGCTTTGCAGTCTGTTCTGCTAAATCACCAAGAGCCTAGTATCAAACAGTTACGTTTAAAGTCGCATCTTCGTGTCTCCACGCTCATACGCTGTCACTACAACTACTAGCCAAGTTTGAGACCTGCTATCTCTCTTCCTTGCACTATCTAACTAGGACCGTCGTCTTTGTTATGTACTTAATATAGCATATACAAAATAAAAGTCAACCTATTTTTACAATATTTTCTGCATATCTTCTATTATTTTTTTCAATTTGTTCATATTCAACACGATCACCAATAATTAGTTTATGTTGATTTTTATCAAACAGTACGTCAACACGTACTTGACCAAATGCATCTGGACGTACAACACCCCATTTACCTGTAAACTTATAAACCTGACCTTTGTATATCATTATATTACTCCTTGTGGGTATTTACTCATAAAAATAGGCCCCGTAGGGCCTATTTTGAACTTGTAAAGTTTAGCTTATGAGAAACTCAAGTTACCTGTGTTCACTTCAACTTTCTCTACGTAGTCAGCTGCGTTACCAAGAGACGAAGCTGTGTTTGACAACTCAACATATCCATAACGAGTCATAAATGATACGACTGGCTCAAATGATGTTGGGTCAAGTACAACGCCACTACTCATTAACGGAATGTATGGGCAGTAGAACGCTGCTGCGTCTGATTCTGAAGAACCTTTGTATCCAACTAATACATCATCATCTGCTGCATATGTGTTTACGTAGATTTTCATTGCACCGTTCAAAGTACCAACCATTTTAGTATTTGTTGGTGCTTCAAAAGTACCTTCAGTTGTTCTTGCGAACGCTGAAGTTGTTGCTGACTGAAGTACAGTCAAAATTGCTGGAGAAACAACAGCCCAGTTACCTGCGCCTCTACGTGTTCTCTGTGCAATTCTGTTTGCTGCTCTGTTAACTAGAACTGCTAAAGCTGCGTGTTCGTCGCCAACAAATGTAGCTGTACCAGATACTGCTGCTTGGTTATAAGTGTCTGTACCTGTTCCTGCTAAAGAAGCAAGTGATCCTAGGACCTCTTGATCGATTTCTGCAGTAATTTCTTGAGCAAGTGCTGCCATAATTTCTGCTTCTACATCGATACCGTGCTGGCTTTGAGCGTCTTGTGCCGCTTCAAATGTCCAACGTGCTGATAACTTACGTGATTTAGCTTCAACAGTCTGTTTCAAGATCTGAATGCTAAGTTTATTACCAGCTGCACCTTCTAGAGCTGCTGTTGCTGCTGCTTTACCACTGGTTGCACCAGAATATGCTTCAGCAATTTTGAATGGTGAAAGTGCTTCTTCTCCAGCTGTTGCTCCGCTTGCGCCTGAGCCTGCTGTATCAGAGTAACGTACTCTCAATGTGTGGATTTGACCCACTGGACCTGTCATTGGCTGAACACCAACGATTTCGTTTGCAATCACTGTTGGCATAACACGTCTGATCACTGGTAGGATCACACGGTTAAGTGTTGCGATATTGCCGGCAGAGGTAGCTCCAGCACCTGCAGTCTCAGCCAAATACTTGCGTGTATTCTCAAGTGTTGACGCCATAACTGCTTTCTTATTGCCATTTAGGCCTTCAAGAAGTGCTGTTTTAGTCTCTTGCCAGCGACTTTCTAATAGTTCTGACATTGTTATCTCCTTAATTCAAACCAGCTAAACGCTTGATATCAACTACGTTGCTATCAGCCTTTGCTGTTATATCAGTTGTTTCTGTTCTGTTGCCTGTTACTTCTTTTGCCTCTGCTAAAACTGCCTTCTTCGTTGGACTCTTGCCGTCGATAACTGCCGGTAAGTATTTCTCAAACTGTGATTGTAATTTTCCTGTTTGAACTGATTCTAACAAGTCCATCATTATTTCTTTCTGGTCAATGCTCAACGGAGCTACTAAACCATCAATACTTTCTTTGCGTGACACAGATTCAGTGATCTTTTTGTTCTCTGCTGCCTGTGCTTCTGCAAGTTTGATTGCTTTAGACGCTGCTTCTTTTGCTTCTGCAAGCTGTTGGTCTTTAGTACCTACAACCCTTAGTAGTTTAGAAGTTTCACTCTTCTCGTTAAGATATGAGTGTTGATATTCGTTAGCAAATGCTTCGAATAATTTACGTCCAAAATCATTTTCACGTGCTGCTTCAATATCTTCTTTCAGTGAAGAAATCTCTTTTGTGAGACCCTTTGATACTGTTTCTGATACCAACGCTGCACTTTTCTTAATAAACGTTGACTTAACGCTACTAAGATGTTCTTTGGCTTCACGTACTAAACGTACTTTTGTTTCGGCCAAGTCTTTTTTGTCTTCGTAAAATTCTGCAAGTTCTTTCGCAAGTGATTCTACTACAAACTCTTCTAGAGCAACAAATTTATCTGCCATTGCTTTTTGATCGGAGTGCAGTTCTTTAATTTCTGTAGCAAGTTGCTCAGAAACAAAAGATTTCATTAGATTAGCATTTTTACGCTGAGCAACAGCAAATTTTGCTTTTGCTTCTGCTAGTTGTTTACGATCGTCTTGGAATTCTGCGATTTCTTCTGCTAGTTTTTCTGTAACAAGACTATCAATGGCTTCTACCATTGTAGTTTTATCGTGTTCATACTTTTTAGCAAATTCTTCGCGTAGTTCACTAGTAACTTCAAGTCGATTTTCTTTAACTTTTGCGTTCCACGCTTCCTCTAATTCAGAACGTACTTCTTCTGATAGTGCGTCATTTTCGAAGAGATTTTTGAGTGCATCTAACATTAATTTCTCCTCGTTATTGGAGCCTGTCTATTATATTCAATAGACTCTCTTTTAAATACTTTTGTGCCTTTTTGTCGCCTTGTACTTCTCTTGAATTTAAAAATGCCTTGTATCCGCCTCTTTCGTTCATTAAATGTTCGTAAATTGGTGTTGGATACGCACCGGGGGCGCTGGGCTGAGCCACAACGTCCACAGTTATTATTTCGAATCCGGCGACTTCTCCGCCGCCGTCTACTTCGCCACTACCTCTCGATGAAACACCAAGTTTGACGCCGCTTTCAAGCATTGTCTTTACTAGTTGTCCCATCGGAGTTGGTAGTACTTTAAGTTTTCCGTAACCATTAGGTCCGTCCATCCACATTTCATTAATCATATGGCTAACACGGTCTAGGTTAATATTAAGTCCTTCAGGATGATCTACTTCGCCTAACACTGAGTAGCCGCCACTAATTTGTTCGTTGAGTGTGGTGACAGCCCTGCTAATCTCATTTACGGGATAAACACGCTGATTTGCGTTTTTGACTCCGCCTTGAATACAAATGCCTTTCATAAAAAGGTCTTTGCCGTCATTAGCAGACTCAACTACAATCTTAGCCTGGTCGAAACTCAAATGTTCGTTTAAGTGTTTCATCTTTTAGTCCTTAAGCGCCAATTGTTGATTTAGTATTAGCGCCGTTGTCTCCCTTTGCAGGGGCTTTTGCTGAGTTCATTTTCCCAGCTTTTCCACCAGGAACGTTTACGTTACCAGCGGTATCTGTTTTTGGTGCGCTTGCGCCAGTACCTTTTTCATCAGCTGATCCACCTTTTGCAATATTTGCAGATGATCCGCCCATATTATTTGCACCAGCAACTACTGATTTTGCATTAGCACCGTTGTCACCCATTGATGCTGTTACTTTATCAGTATATTCACGCATCACTTCTGTGTTTGACTTGGCAACTTTTGACTCTTCTACTTCTTCGTCACTTGCTTCATCAACTTCTTCATCAGTTGCTTCGTATGCAAATGCTTCTTCTTCAGCATCGTCGTCGTCGCCTTCTTCGGAATCCATATCCATTGGCATTTCGTCACCTGCTTCATCGTCTGCTGGTGCTTCATCGTCCATCATAGATTCAAATTCTGCTTTTAATGCTTCTAATTCATCTTCTAGATCCATTACACGATCTTCGATGTCGCCGTCGGCATCGTCCATACCCATTTCGTCGCCTGCTTCATCGTCGCCGGCGTCCATATCCATATCTGGCATTTCGATGTCGCCTATCATAGCGTCTGCTGGGTCAGCTTCTACTGCTGGTTCATCAAAGAATCCTTCTTCAACTTCTTCATCAGTAGCTTCATCAACTTCTTCGTCAGTAGCTTCGTCAACTTCTTCATCAGTTGCTTCGTCTAAATCTTCGTCATCTGATTCATCGACTTCTTCGTCAGTAGCTTCATCAACTTCTTCGTCAGTTGTTTCATCTACTTCTTCTTCATCTTCGAGTAATGATTCGTAAATATCTCTTGATTTTTCCACTACAATTTCGTGGAAAAGTTCTGCTGCTTTTTCGCGATCTTCATTAACAAGATGCTCAAGCATTTCTTCAAACTTATTGCTGTCAGTCATTGTTATCTCCTTTAGTTATCTTTACAAGGCTGTCTATTATATTTACACTTTATATAAAATATACGCTTAAAATGGGGTCAAAACAGCGTATTTTAGGATTTCATTGGGGTTAAACCAAAAAAATCAATAAAATTATCAATTGTGATGTGTTTTAAATTATTACAATCTTTTAATGTGTCCGGTATATAGCTTTCCTCATTTGCCGTAACTCTAACGTATTTAGTACGGACAAACTGATTTATACAAGTCATTGTTTGCCTCTGCCAATTACCGTAGTATGTAGCTCTATCTTGTGTATTTTTATAATTTTGGGTGCCGGCATATATGTTGTTTACATACTCTTGTTTTTCACCAAGCCCGGTATAATCAAACCCTAAAATATATATTTCTGCATTATCGTGCATACTGGCCATATGCAATGCAGTGGGTCCGCTACTCCATCCTTTATTAGGATTAAATTTATTGATATTAGGATCTTGCTTGGTTAGTTTGTTTGGATTACTCCAAACTTGGTGCTTATGATGATAGTTTGTTTTTTGTATTTCCATTATCATTTTTGTGTCAACAGCAACAAGATAATCTGGTGCAAACGTTCTATATAGTGCATTGCAACCATATATTGTTCCGTGTTGTTTTAAATCAAATGGATTAACTTTTTTACGACTTATGCCATTTCCTAGCACAAACGCTACTTTTTTGCTTGACATTTGTCACCTTTTGTTAAACTGCGGCTTGTGCTTGTGCGGCCAGTCCGTACATTTGTTTAACAAATTCTAACTCTTTTGTAGTTTCTTTTTGGTGATTTTCTGAGGCTTTACGTGCCTTGTTGATATCTTTTAAAGAAAGTCTTGTTTTCCTTGAATCATCAACTTTCATCACACTGGTATCATCAGCCGGACTATAAGTAAGGTCTTCAATTGGTTCTAGGTTGTCTTTGTCAAAGTAAAAAAGTTCTCTAAGTATCATAGTTTTATTTATACAGTTTGGTCAGTTGGTGCTGCCTCTGCTCCTCCGATATCGTCACCTGTTGCAGTCTCAGGCGGAGTGCCTTCTCCTGCATCTATTGCATCACCTTCGTCGCCAAGCTCAGTTTCTAAGCCTCCAAAGTCGTCGGTAATACCTGCGCCTGATAATCCTGCTGCACCCATTTCGGGCTGCTGTGCTGCTGCATCTAAGTTGTCTTGATTTTCTTCTTGCCATAGACGTTCATTTTCTGCTATTTCTTCATCGCTCATACCTAAAAAGCGTTTTAATGCAAATCTATTTGACATAAATGGCACTGATTGGATAGTACTAAAGGTGCTGATTCTATTGTTATCAAGTTCAGCTTGTCTATATGCAGCAAAGTTTTGAGGTGGTGTTAGATCTAAATCAAACATTGAATAATCAACATTAACACCTTTGTTTTTAAGATATAATTTAAATTCTAAGTTAAAAACTTCTTCAAGCATTCCTTGTAAACGTTCGCAATATTTGTTAAATCTTAGCTCTTGAATGTATGCTGTACCTACTCGCCCATCGTTGTATTGACTTGCCCCATCGTCTGCGCCTGTGGGTAAGTAACTGCTAGGAATACGCAATCCGCGAACCAATTTGTTAGTAAAGTATCTAAGGTCATCAATCTCTCCTAGGTTTGTACCGCCTGGTAGTGTTTCAACTTTTGATCCACGTCCTTCAGCAGTTTGAGGGAAAAAGTAATCTTCGTTGATTGACAGTGGATTGTATGAGCTGTCTATGACATTTGTTCCGCCACCTGTCTTGGATGGGATGCGTCTTTGATGTATTTCCGTTTTTACACGCTCCACAAACTGCATAGCAAGGTGCGAAGGCATATTGCCCACATCAACGTAGAATACTCTGCGCTCCGGCGCACGTTGTACTCGATAGATAATAATAGCATCTTCGAGTAATTCTTTTTGTTTGTATACTTTAAAAATACTTTCAAGTAAACTATTACCAAAAGGAAAGTTTTGATCCAATCCTTCACTCATCGATAAGTGAACTACATTATTTGCATCAACAAATGTTTCGCTTTGGTCTGTTTGCCATCTACTTGTTCCAGATGGAGGTGTTGCTGATCCTGTAGCTGCTTTTTGACTAACAGTCTGGTAGCCCGATGTTCCGCCTGGACCGTAGCTGTTTTGCTGATTTAAAGGTGTTGCTTCTAAAGCACCAAATGCAAAATTTAAATTCTTTACAACATATTGTTCAGGACGTTTTCCTTCACTTTCGTTTACAATAATCTTTGTTACTTGGCTAGGATCAACGTGGAACCATTTTTGTGATTCAGGATCTCTGATAAAAAATTGGTCTCCGTATTTAAAAGAATTACGTATAATACGGAACATACGAGTATCAAACTGTTGAATTTTACACCATTGTTTTAGATACTCTCCTAATATTTTTACCTCTGAATTATTAGCTTGTTTTTTAAAATTTATATTAAAATGTGTATCGTTGTCAGAAGCTTTTTGTGAACAAAACTCAGCAAGAATATCTAATGCTGCATTCACTTCGCTGTCACTATCCATTGTATTATATTGATTGTATCTTTCGATACGGTTAGGCGAACCTACATAAACATCAGGTAAATGGGAACTGTAATTAGAAGCAGCTGGTCCCGGACCTGCTTGTCCTTTCATAGTAAATGGACTATAACTTCCATTTGAATTATTACTTGTTGGGACTGGTGTAAAAAATTTCTTCCAACTCACGTGCCTATTCCTTTTAGCATATTGCCGCTTAACCCTTTAGTAGCTCTAAATTGTCTCTTACCTGTATCAGCTGCACCACTTTCTACTCTTAGTAAACTTTCTAATAGCGAATTTTGTGTGTTTAATTTTCCTTCAAGCATAGAGACCATTGTTTCTGTAATACTATTACTTATCGTATCTGTATCATTATTATACGACGAAGTGGCATTATTGTCAATCTGTGATCGCAATCCTCGCATCATAGTAAGTAAATTACGAGTATTTTCAGTGCTTAAAACATTTCCTGGCCCGGTAATAAGTTCAGGACCCATTTCTCCTGTAACTCCTACTTCGCCTGATCTAATATATCCTCCTGATGCAAACCCTCTTCCGGTAAATCCACTCCTTTTATAGTCAGCAAGTCTACTATTTGTAAATGCTTGTCCTGTCTTTTGTATAGCAGTCGAAAGTTCGGATTTCATTTTATCTATTTCTGCACCGATACTATCTGCTTGTTGTGTTTGTCCTGTAAGCATTGCTTCAGTTTGTCTTGCACTAAGCTGCGCAATTTTTTGTTCAGTTTCTGCAACTTGTGCTCTTGCATCGCTTAATTCTTCTGATAATGTTTCAGCATTTGTATTTGCATTTTCGTCTGTTGCTAGTTCAGGTACACCTAAATCATTTACTGTCATATTTTCAACATCACCGACTTCCATATTAGGCAAATTCTCGATTGCAAAACGTCCCTTTTCGTATACTCCTGCAACGTTTTCTGATGCTCTAAATAAATTATCAACAACTCCGCCAAGTTGTGTTGTAATCTCTCCTGCACTTGGCATTGCAGCTTGTACTTTTTGTAATGCAGTAACACCCATTTCTTCTAAGTTTTTAAGTGCAGTTTGTTGTGTTGCAAGCACCATTTTTTGAGTGGCTTCGTTTAATTTAATAGTTTCATCTATGAGATTTTTTGTATCTTCGGCACCCATTTGGATTTCTTGTTGACGTTCTATTTCAGCAGTAATTCTTTGCAATTTTACAAGAGTGTCTTCTGCTGCTGCTCCTGCTGCATTTAGTCTGTTTGCAAACACATATGAATCTTCTCTTAATTGATTCTGTGCTTGGCTTATACCTGTCAGGTTGCCTAACATACCGATTTGTCTAGCTTCTTCGGTTCCTAGATAATCTGTAAATGCTGCTTGTGTTTGTGATATACTTTGATCAAATGCATCAAAGTTATTTGTATTCATACCCGATCTAAATGCATCTACTTGTGCTTGAAATTCATCAGCACTATCGCCTAATGCAACAAATGCCTGTCTAGTTTCGTCTGTAGTAGGAGCACCACGTATTAACAAGTCTTTAAACAATTCAGAAAATTGTGGCCCCATAGTAGAACCAATTTTTGTTAGTCCTGTACTAAGTGCTTCGCTTGCATCAGCACTTTGTCCAGTTAAGAATGCTTGCACATCGCCTTGACGTCTTGCCTCTTTCATTTGGTCAGCAAGATCCTCACGTTGCTTACCTGTAAGTTTACTAAGTGCATCTAACTCTTTTGCAAACTCTAATGCACTTGCATTTCTATCTCTACCTACACTGCGTTCTAATTGATTGTCTTGTTCAGCAATTTCTGCATATGTTAACAAGTTTTCATTTATGTCTTCAACAGTAAATCCTAATCTACGTAAATTAGTACCTACATCACTTTGTAACACACTGGTACTAAATTGTCTAAACCTACTGATTGCTTGATCAGTTGTACCACCAAATGCGCTCAACCCTTCTGTGTTGTCTTTTAACATCTTGGTCATATCTTCAACAGTCATACCAAATTCAGCAGCAGCAATTTTTATCTCTGTCATTTGCTTGCCAAAGCTTGCACCAATTCCTGTTAAACTTTGATATTCTGCTAAACTGTTTTCAGCGAACATTGTTAAAGCATTTACAACTTTACCAAGGTTACCTAATATTTTTGTATTTTTATCTAATGCTTTACTGTAGTCAGATAGTTTCATACTACCTGATAACAAGTTACCAGCTAAACCAACAACTGAATTTGCTGCGCCCTTTGCTTCTCTACCTAAGAAACTTAAGGCGTTGCCACTACCAGTTAAAAATTCGTCTATTTCCGAAGCCAAAAGACATACTCCTGCATTTTTTTGTTTATAAATATTCTATACTAGTATTTACCTAGGGAATAATTATGGAAAACGAAAGCCCTCTCAAAAAATATACAAGACAGCCAAAAATCTATATAGATTTGCCAAGCAAAGGCAAATACTATAGCGATAGTGTGTTATATGAAGATTCGTATTCAAATTTAGCAGTTTTTAGTATGACTGCCAATGATGAAATACTTTATAGAACACCAGATGCTTTGATAAACGGGCAAGCAACTGCAAAAAATATACAAAGTTGTATTCCGTCTATTCTTAAACCATTTGACCTAGTAACTTTA